ATATGAATCTTCTGCAATACAAGGATTACAAGGTTACCATAAGCGACGAGGCTTGGCTGGTTCCCTCCATACGCAAGCTGTTCACAATGGACAGGACTAAAAACAAGGATGTCTTCCTCAACCAGATGACATACCTTTACTTCTATGCTGACGTGCGCAGCGACTATAACTACATAGATGATGTTGACGAGAAGTCCTCCACTATAATAACAAACGAGGGTTTGCCGGGTGACTTCAAGGTCACGCCTGAGTTAAACAAGGCTATTGACGATTATATAAGGCTGACAACAACCACTTCCTCCGCTCTGCTTAGGGATTCAATGGTTGCGGCTGAGCGTCTGCGCAAGTTTCTTGTGAGTGTCGACTACAACGAGAGGGATGACAAGGGCAAGCCAGTCTATGCGGTAAATACAGTCACTTCGGCTTTGAAGTCGATACCTGAGATAGCCAAGTCTATCAAGGAGACGGAAAGGATAGTTAATCAAGAAATGCTTGAGGCCGGTAGGGCGAGAGGTGGTAACGAGCATAAAAAGTTATTCGAGGATGGAGCGGTATAGTGAGATTAAAAAGTTGGTTAGGTGGGGAGAGTTGTTTCTTGGTGACAAACTTGATGGCAATAGGCTAATATTGTCTGTTGAAGATAAGCCTAACAAAAAATTCCCCGCCTACCATAATTTAAAAGTTGTGGTATATAATGTCAAAAGTAGGAGTGAAAAGACTTGTATGTGTGGCTATGAGGGTACATACAGAACAGTAGGCGAGGTTGATTCAATGCTTGACAGACTAGCCGTTGACTTTATATCTAAATTGTCGTCTTATGGAGTATAATTCAAAGCAGACACCGTTTGAGTCGCTCGGTCTTGACAAAGCTGCGGAGGAGGTTAGGCTTCAATATGACGACTTCACCAACAATGTGCCTTTCATAAACTGGATGCTGGGTGTGCGTCCGAGAGCGAAAGACTTGCCAAGAGACGAGTCTGGCAGGATTATAATCGATATAACAAAGCCTCATATACTTGAGGATATGGATTATTTCCGCCCGACCGCCATACATTACCAAAAGACGGGCAAACTGTGTGACTTCAAGCCTAACGGCAACCCAAACAGCGATTACGGCGCCTGGGTTAGGGAGGAGACGCGCAGGTGTCTTGAGGGTTATGTCAGACCAAGCGACGGCGAGTGGATTACTGGCGACTACTATTTCTTTTTGAATTACTGCCCGATACAGCTGTCAAAAAGAGGCAAAGGCAAGAAAGCTAATAGGGTTGTTGACTTCCCTTTTGTTTGGGATGGACACTACTTGATAACACACTATCTATACAAGGCAAGAATGAGCGGACACCACGCTTGGGAGCTAGCCCGAAGGGGTTCAGGCAAGGCGCATCCTTATAATGAGTTTGTATATACACCAGAAGGACTAAGGCGTTGGGGTGATATCAAAATAGGTGATACTCTTTACGGAGACGATGGGTTGACAACAAAAGTTATTGATATTCCTTTCGACGGAGTATCCCCTGTTTATGAGGTGACGCTTGCCTCGGGAGAGAAGGTGAGGTGTTCCAAAGGGCATTTATGGAGGGTTAGAAGCCATATAAAAAAGAAAGAGTTAGTTATATCAACCAAGGAATTGATTGGCTTATACAAGAGAAAACGTAAGGTTTCTGACAGAAATCCCAAGGGTGTAGAGTATGATTGCACAATTCCGTTAAGCAAGGGTGTTGATTATCCATACAGGAAGACAAAGGTAGAACCGTATGTTTTTGGTTTGCTTCTCGGTAACGGCAGTTTTAGGATTCCAAACTGTAAGGACAAGACATACTTTACGGCTCCAGACGATGATTTTGAGGTGTATAAGGAATATATCCCATATAAGTGGATAAAATATTCAAACACAAAGTTTGGATATAACTTGAATGTGCCTGGCTTTGGAGATATACTTAAAGAATACGGTTTGTTCTACAAGAAGTCCGAGGATAAGTTTATACCGGATGAGTATAAGTTCAATTCAAGAGAGGTTAGGATAAACATACTGAAAGGCATATTGGATTCCGACGGCACCGTTTATAATAAAAGAGGCTCAATAGATTTGGCGTTATCCTCAAAAAGACTCATAGAGGATGTCAGGTGGATTCTCGCTTCTCTTGGTATAAACTATTCAAAGATAAGGGTTAAACACACATTCTATAAAAATAAGGATGGTGTCAGGATTGACTGCTTGGATTCATACAGGATATCAATATTTTCAGAGATTGAGTTATTTAACCTTCCACGCAAGCTTTCCTTATGGAACCAAAGGAGTCTAACAAATTATGGCAGGAGCAAATATACCGGGACTAAAATAGTCGATATACAATACTTAGGCGAACAGAAAGCCAAATGTGTAACGGTTGATAATGATTCGCATTGCTACTTAATCAACAACTTCATCGTGACGCATAACAGCTTCTTGGGTGCTTCGCTGCTTGCCAAGAGGTTTATATTGGGTGAGTCTTACGAAGTCAACCGCAAGGTGCAGTGCGTTGTGACGGCATCAGAGAGAAAGTATCTTACTGGAGCGAACCAGATTCTTGATATGTTCCAGACTTATATAGATTTCTGCGCGACATATACAGAATGGCCTTATCTGCGTCTTATGGATTCCAAGCAGAACCTTCAATGGATTATGGGTTATAAAGATGTAGATACCGGCGTATCTAAAGGTACACTTAATTCGGTTATAGGTATATCTTCAAAAGATGATGACTCTAAACTGAGAGGCTCACGAGGTGTTTTGTATCTTATCGAGGAGTGCGGTACGTTCGCCAGGCTGCTTGACACATACAATACAATACGTCCTTCCGTTGAGGATGGAGACAGTGTGTTCGGCATGCTTTTCGGGTATGGAACGTCTGGCTCGAGCGAGTCTGACTTTAGGAGTTCCCAGGAGATTATGTATAACCCTGACGGATACAACGTGATGTCGCTTGAGAATGTATACGACAAGGTCGGGCAGGGCAGAAGCAGGTTCTGCTATTTCTTTCCGGGTTATCTGAATAGGTCTGAATGTTACGACAATGACGGCAACTCCGACGTGTCGAAGGCTTTGGTTGAGATACTTAAGGATAGATACATAACTAAATACAACTCTACCGACCCGAACACAATAACGAAACGTATAGCCGAGATACCTATAACACCGCAGGAGGCCGTGTTGAAGGTTATGGGTAATCTATTCCCGGTAAGTGATTTGAACGCGAGGTTGAATCAGCTTGACTCGAACACTTCTGAATACAACGATGTGTATACAGGGGAACTTATATTTGACAATAAAGGGAATGTCAAGTTTATGCCTACGTCTGATATGCCTATACGTGTGTGGCCTACAAAGGACAACAAGGTTAAGGGTGCCATAGAGTTCTACGCGATGCCGGAAAAGGATGCCAACGGCAAGGTTTACAGGGAGAGGTATATATTAGGGCATGACCCGGCAGACAACGATGTGGCTGACACGATGTCTTTGACCTCGACGTTTGTATTGGATTTGTGGACGGACAGGATAGTCGCTGAATATACCGGCAGGCAGGATTACGCTGATGATAACTTCGAGATAGTGAGGAAGCTGTGTCTTTTCTATAACGGGAAGTGTATGTACGAGCAAAATCGTAAAGGTATATTCGCCTATTTTTCGAAGATGAACTGTCTGTATCTTCTCGCTGACACACCTGAGTATCTAAGGGACAAGCAGCTTATCAAGTCGATAGGCTACGGCAACACAAGCAAGGGTGTCAACGCCACACAACCTATCAACAACTTCGCCGACAATTTGATTAAGGAGTGGCTCATCAAGCCTGTCATGATTAATATCGAGGAGGAAGGCGAGGTTAAGGAGGTGCAGGTTAAAAACCTTGTGTTCCTCAAGAACAGGGCTTTGTTGCAGGAGTTGATTTCGTACAATCCCTACGCCAACTTCGACAGGATACGCGCCTTGGGTATGCTTATGCTTTACCGCGAGCAATATATGGTGCTTTGGGGAGGAGAGGTTCGCAAGGATAATAACGTAGCCGACGACAAGTCTTATTTGGGTAACGATGACTTTTTCAGCAAGAATTACAGGCATAGGGGTTAATATCGTGTTAATCCCGTTGTTTCTGTAACATAGGTTGTTTATTTTTGCGGTTGTTAAATATTTATAGATATGAGTTTTGACTTTGGTTTTCCGAGGCAGCAGCTTCCATTCTCTTCCAAGACTAAGGCTTGGAGGAAGCGTTGCGTCGATTGGGGGGCCGACAAATCAATAGGCGACGACAATCCGGTGAGGAAGTCTATGTATCACAAGATGATAAACTATGACCTGCTCAACGGCAAGACACATATAGAGGATATGATGAGTGTTGTCAACCCGGACAGGATTGACGCGTCGTATATACCCTCAAGTATACAGCACTATCCCATAATGAACTCCAAACTCAACGTGTTGCGCGGCGAGGAGTCGAGGAGGGTTTTCGACTATAGGGTTGTGGTGACAAATCCGACGGCTATAAGCGATATAGAGAGGGGGAAGCGGGATGCTTTGAGTCAGGCGTTGCAACAGGCTGTCATGGATTCGTCTATGTCTGAGGAGGACTTCAACGCGAGGATTCAGGAAGTTTCCGACTACTTCAACTATAACTACCAGGATACGAGGGAGTTCAGGGCTAACTGTCTGCTCAACCACTACTGGAAGGAATACAACATGCCGCTCATGTTCAACAGGGGTTTTGTTGACGGATACTGTGTCGGCGAGGAGATATATCACTGCGACATAGTTGGCGGGGAGCCTGTGATAGAGCAGATAAACCCGAGGATAATCAACCTGTATATGAATTCGTATTCATCAAGGGTTGAGGATGCCGATGTTGTAGTCATAGAGAATTGGTGGTCGCCAGCGAAGGTTGTGGATACCTTTAACGAGCAACTGACAGCAAACGAGGTGAAGAGGATTGAGGAGGCTTACACGACAGAAACAAACGGAGAGGATGTCAGCGACAGCGAGGAGTCCGCGAGGGGATTCATAAGGCTTACGGAAGGCTATCAATCACCCGAGGAGAGGTATGACAACAACGACAATATATCGGCTTCGGTTCTTTTTGGTGACGAGACGGTGCATTCGTTGACTCCTTACGACCACAACGGCAACATAAGGGTTGTGCAGGTCTACTGGAAGTCAAGGAGGAAAGTAAAGAAAGTCAAGTCTTACAACCAGATAACAGGAGAGGAGGAGTACAACCTTTATCCCGAGACTTATGTGTGTGACAAAAATAAAGGCGAGGAGGAGCAGGTCTTGTGGATAAACCAGGCTTGGGAGGGTACCAAGATAGGCAAGGACATCTATGTCAATATGAGACCGAGGCCTATCCAGTACAACTCTATGAGTAACCCTTCAAGGTGTCACTTCGGTATCGTGGGTAGTATCTACAATATAACAGGCGACAAGCCTTTCTCTCTTGTTGACATAATGAAGCCTTATTCATATTATTACGACTTCATACACGACAGGCTCAACAAGACAATAGCCAAGAATTGGGGTAAGATTCTTCAGATGGATATAGCGAAAGTGCCAGAGGGTTGGGATGTAGACAAGTGGATGTATTTCGCGAAGGTGAACTCCATAGCTGTTGTTGATTCCTTCAAGGAGGGCAACAAAGGTGCGGCTACAGGCAAGTTAGCCGGCGGTTTGAATAACGCCTCTACTGGCGTTATAGACCTTGAATTAGGCAACTCCATACAGCAACATATAAACCTTCTTGAGTACATCAAGTCAGAGATGAGCGAGGTTGCGGGTATATCCAAGCAAAGGGAGGGTCAGATAAGTAACAGAGAGACTGTAGGAGGCGTCGAGAGGGCTACACTTCAATCGAGTCACATCACCGAGTGGTTGTTTATAATACACGATGACGTGAAGAAGCGCGCCATGGAATGCTTCCTTGAGACGGCGAAGATAGCGTTGAGGGGTCGCTCGAAGAAGTTCCAGTATATATTGCCGGACAACGCGATAAAGGTGATAGACATAGACGGTGACGAGTTCGCCGAGTGCGACTATGGTATTGTTGTAGACAACTCAAGCGACATACAGCAGTTGAAGTCGCAGATAGACACTCTCGCGCAGGCGGCTTTGCAGAACCAGTTGCTTTCCTTCTCCACGCTTATGAGGATTTACTCATCATGTTCTCTTTCTGAAAAGGTTCGTCTTATAGAGCGTGACGAGAAACAGAGGCAGCAACAGGCCGAACAGGCGCAGCAGCAGCAGTTGCAGTCGCAGCAGCAGATAGCCCAGATGCAGCAGCAGGAGAAGCAGATGGAGATGCAGCTTGAGGATACGCTCAACCAGAGAGACAACGAGACCAAGATTGTCGTGGCTACCATAGGAGCGCAATCCAGGCAGAACGAGTCAAATGACGGCATAGTGGAACCGGACGAGAATGAGAGGCAGAATCTTCAGGAGAAGATACGCCAGTTTGACGAGAGGCTAAAACTCGACAGGGAGAGGCTTGAGTTCGATAAGAGCAAGTCAAAGGAGGAGTTGAGGCTTAAGGAAAAACAGATTAACAAACCAAATAAAACAGGTAAATAATGGATGAGATAGTAAAAGGTGTGGTCGAGACCACTTCTGTTCCGGATAACGTGGAGCAGTTGGTGAAAGTTAACATAAAAGACGGAAAGGCTTCCGCCACTTTGTTTGCCAATCCGAACGGCTCGAAGATTAAGCAGAGACTTGACAGTCTTGAGGAGAGGTTTAATAACCTTAAGACAATCAATTACGAGGAGCTTTACGGTCCTGGCAATATAGATATCAAGCAGGGTGGAGACTCCGGTGATGTCACAAAGAGTTATGTTGACACGCAGGATAACGCCACCTATGAGAAATCAAAGTCTTATACGGACAGCAAGATTACTGATTTGCGAAGTTATGTAGACAACGCGTCGAACACTACGCTTATACAGGCCAAGGCATACGCTGACTCACTCTCTTACGGTGGTGGTTCAAGCGGTGGCGGAGACAAATCCACTGTTGTTCTCATAGACGCCGTAGGCAGGGCTTCACAGGCTCGAAGTGAGGCTTATACGGCTTATAAGGCGGGAAAAGCAATAGTGCTTAAATGCGCCGCAAATAAGTTTATACCTATGACTGTTGTGGCGGAATCCTCAAACACTGTTGACCTCAAAGGATTTGATTTGAGTTATTCAGGTTATACGGTGACACCTAACGTAACATTGGTCACACGTATGTGGACTCTTGATTCGACAGGACTTAATTATGTGGAGAAATTAGTGCCTATCAATTCTTGCAGGACATTTGATTGCACGAACTCTTCTGTTATAGCGAATACATTTGCGAATGCGTTGGATTCATACAACAACGGATTCTCAGTTATACTTAAGGTTGATGCGAACACGTTTGTTGTGGCGAATACAGTCACTACGTCGTCCCTTACAGGATATACCTTCCAATTCAACACCGGAACCACATCCGAGGGACAGACAGGTATAGTGTCTGTTGATATAATAAGATGGAGACTTACAAGCGTCGGGTTGTCAAAGGATACATTCAGCACCGAATCTATTTCCGGAGGCAGCGGAGGTGGTAGTGGAAGCGTAACATTAAGGCAGGCTTTCTCAACAAAGACTACAAGTCTTGCCATGCCTAACAATCCAGATGACGACCCTACATTTTGGAATCAGTCGAGCCAGACGAGCGCTTCCATATGGGCCGCGCAGAAATCGACAGGAAACGATTGGGTTATTTGGAAATTGCAACCACAGGACGGCACAAACGGTACCGACGGAAACGGAATAGCAGACGTGCAAAAGGCTTACGCCGTATCTGATTCCGGCACTAAAACTCCAGCTGACAGCGAGTGGAAGTCTACTATGCCAGATGCAAAACCTGGCCAATATATATGGTGTAGAATAACTATAAAATATACAAGTTCAACATCCGATACTGTTTATTATACAGTGTCTTATATAGGCAAGAATGGACAGGATGGGGCGAAAGGCACTCCTATCAATATAAAGGGTAATCTTGAGAGTAAGGAGAAACTCCCGACGAGCGGAAACACAAATGGAGACGGATATATAATCGACAAGGATTTGTGGGTTTATGACGGAAACACAATAACATCTGACAAGACGTATAACGGATTCACAAATGTCGGTGTGATAGTAGGTCCGGACGGCAAGACAAGTTGTTTCCATAGGGCTTGGTGTAATGGCGACCCTGCAAACGGTGATTATACAGGGTTTGATACAGATGCCCCAGACGGTTCTATGTTTGATTATATGGGTACCTATGTAGATTATGTGGATTCAGCCGAGGAGGCTTATAATCATCCAGACTCTACAGACCCTACTGATTACAAGTGGACCCGAATAAGAGGTGTGGATGGAGAGGATGCCATTACTCTTGATTTTGACAACGACTCCGATTCCATAGGGTTGACTTATGAAGGCAAAGTCGAATACGACCAGTCAATATCAACAAACGTCGGCATATTTGAGGGACAGAAGGTGATGGAGATTCAAAATATTGAATGTGTCGCGCCTAACGGCATGACGATACAGACCCTAACCTCTGGAAGCGGAAGCGACAGATATCCTGGTAAACTTGTGATATCAGTAAAGGAAGGAGATACTTATATAAAAAACGGCTCGAATAATATAACCGTTACCGTTATCGGGAAGTGTACAAACAGCGAAAAGACGCATGTTGTATCAAGGGTGTTCCATATAACCGGAAGAAAAGCCGGCTCTCCAGGGGAATCATCAGTGATTTACAGGCTTGTTTTGAGCAACTCCGAGATACGCAAGTTTTCTGACGGAAGTTATAGCGTAAATTTTGTTTCCGTAACAAAGAAACAGAAGAAGGTTGGAAAGGCAGAGTGGGTCGATACTACAGACGGGGAGATTAAGTATTCAATAGACGAAAGTGCGGAGAAGACACCTTGCGAGTTGAATTACGGAATATCTGTAGCGAACGTCAGAAGGTGTATTGATTTCTACCTTTACGTAAATGGCGTGCTTGAGGATGGTCCCGAGCATATACCGCTTAACGAGAATGGTACTATAGGTGAGTCGGCGAAAGTTGTAAGTGAGACTTATAGATACGCTGTGTCTATGTCATTCACAAAGACGCCAAACGATTTGACGGCCTGGTCTGAAGAGCCTATTGATATAGAGCCAGGACAGTATCTTTACACAGAAACAAAAAGAGAGTGGAATAACGGTGACATAACTTATTCTTACTCTTGGACAAGAGGTGGACTTAACGGTTATTCGAATCTTCCTTTTGTGTCAACAGTGTTTATGAGAAGTTCAACGCAACCAAACACGCCTTCTGGAGGAGATTATAACAACCCTCTGCCTGAGAGTGACGGTTGGTCTGACGGAGTGCCTGAGGGTACAGCAAAACTTTGGTTCAGCCAGAGAAAATTCACAATAGACGGTTTGACGCCCCAAGAGTCTTCCTGGAGCGAACCGTTGTCTGCGTTAAGTTCATCAACGCTTAATATAAGATATTCATCAGCTGATGAGTGTCCTAAAGCTCCAGATATCGAACCATCGTCTGTATGGTCGAGCGTGCCTGATTTGAATTCAAAATGGGGGGCGTATCAGTCAATAGTAAACAATGAGAAACAACCTTGGGTTCTTTTGCAAATAAAAGGAGAAGGTAGCAGAATAGACACAACATCTGCAGCCACTCCTTTTATGGGCGAGTGGGACGCGTCAACCAAATACTACGGTACAAAACTCAGGACTGACATAGTTAGAGTGAGCGGCACTTCTGGTGCAGACGACCCTGCGACTTACTATTACATAGCTAATAAGGCTAAAAATTTTGATGGAGTAGTAACCCCTCAGCCTGGTACTACAGATGGCGACAAATATTGGTTGAGGTTTGGTGCAAATTATGACAACTTGGCAACGGGATTCTTATTCTCGGAAAAGATTGAGACCGACATTATAAATGCCGTTAACGCCCACATCGATGAGCTTAATGTTGACGATTTGGTGGCAAAGAGGTTGCAAACCGCAAGTCAGGGAGACAGGATAATTGCCGAAAATAACAGGTTAAGCGCTTTTGACTCAAATGACAAGATAATATTCGATGTAGATCCGGCGACTAGTATATCGCAATTTAAATCTGAAGGTAAAAATTATATACCATATAAGATTGAATCAGATTATACTCTTCAAAAAATCACGTTTTCCGGAACTTCAAAATCAAATCAGTCATATATTTCGAATATAGGGACGATAACAATACCTTCAACAGAAGTTTATACTTACACTTTTGGATGTGAGAATCTTCGTATAGCCATGATTGCATATAATGATACAACATCGTTTGACGCAAATCATTATGTAACAGCGGATTTATATCTTGATATAAATTCAAAATCTTACAAATTCGCTCATGGTGGATATGGAACAAACATAAATACAGGAGAATTGTTTTTCTTGAATTTTGAGTATTATAATGTAAGAATAAAAGACAGTGGAACCGCAACTATAAGATGTGTGATAACTCACAGAGCAACCGCCGGAACGGTATCTTCATCAACGAGTACTAGTGTTTGGATAAATATATATAAGAATAGTATATTTTCAGCAAAGAGAAATCCTGGAGTATATATAGGAGATAACATTGCTGCCATAGGGCCGATTTCCGATGACAATCATATTATTCTTGGTTCGGAAATTGGTAGAGACAAAGAGACCGCGTTTGATGTGGCGATTAACGGCAATAATGTCATCATGTCAGATGACATTTATATAAAACATAAAGATCTGGGTTTGAGGCCTTCGCTGAATCCCGTAACAATAGATATTAGCGGTCGCTCCTCTGCAACAGATAAAAACATTTCTGAAAGAGAAATGTATATTATATATAAAGCTTTTAAAGCCGGTATACCAGTATATATCAAAACCAATGCTACCGTTCCAAATAATGGAGAATTTGTTTATCTGTTGGCAAGGGTAAATGCTGTAAGTGAACAAATAATTACCACAAACAATATAGACGTAACCATATTTGCCACCGCTGATTTACATAGTATGAGTCAAGGCGTATGGAGTGATACTACCAACTATAGGGTTAATCTGTTTGCTAATAGATCGTTAAACAAGGCTTTGACATATGATACCGCAAGTACGAGTTTAACAGGTAATTTTCTTCTTAAAATGTATATTCATACAATATAGTGATGAAAAAATATGTTTTTATTACGATTATATTTTGTGCGCTCATTGGAACAATATTGTTCCAATGGCGCGTAAATATGTCGTTAAGAAACAGGATATCATCACTTGAGATGAATAATAAGGCTTTGGCTGCGCAGCGTGATTCCAGCGCCAATAGGGCTATAGAGTTTAAGGGTACAATTGAATCACTTGAATACTATAACGATTCTATATCGCGCAACCTTAAAGAGACGTATGAGAAATTAAATATCAAGGATAAAGCAATAAAGCGTCTTGAGTATATAGCATCAACGGCGTTAATACGTGACAGTATTGTCGTGAAAGATACTATCTTTGTCGAGGATTATCATCTTGACACGTCTGTTGTAAACAAATGGTATAATATAGGTGTCAAACTTGATTATCCGGGTAAAATTGAGGTTAATCCCAAGATTGTAAGCGAAAAGTATATAGTGTCACATACATCGAGGGAGACAGTAAACAAACCGAAAAAGTTCTTCTTATGGAGATTATTCCAAAGGAAGCACAATATAGTAAGGGTGGAAGTGGTTGAGGAGAACCCGTACATAACAAACACACAAACCAAATTTATAGAGATTGTGAAATGAGCGAATTACTTATTACAATTGTTACGGCGGTAATATCCTCAGCCGCGTCTGGTTGGGCGGGTTGGTTCTTTGCAAGGAGGAAATACAACGCCGAGGTTGAGTCTAATGACTTGCAGAATCTTCGAGATAGGGTGCAGGTAGTCAACGATATTGTTGATACTTTAAAAACCGAATTAGACAGGTTGAATACGGAGAATTCAAAACTTCGTGAAGAAAACGACTTGATGGATCAGAAGATAACAAATCTTACGACGATTATTTTGAATCATGGAATAAACATAAAAAAGGAGTTGAGAGATGTTGAAGAATCTTAATGTTGTAAAGTCAGAGTATGCCCCAAAGGATATAACAGCACTTTGGCTTAAGAAAGAAAGCGGCAAGGCATCCTTGTTTTGGTTTGACGGTCTCAAATGGTGCGCGTTGACTTCAAGCGCATCAGGAGAGGATGGTAAACAAACTATGTTTGATGTAATCTATACGGACGGTTCCGACGAATCAAAGTCTTCTAATCTTGAGTTTCTCAAAAAGTATGGTGTTGACAAATCAATACCTGTGCTTGTGCAGAACAAGAACGGACAGAATGTTGTCGGCAACTACTATAACGGAACAATAACCACACTTGTTGACGATGCGCTTCATGTTATTGATGTGTCGTTTGACACTGGTGATGTCACCGGTATGACAGATATAGATATTTCAAAAATTGAAGAGTATACACATCTTGAGATTGGCGACTCTACCGAAGTCAAGACATTTAATGTCGAACAACTCAAGACTGGCACACAGTTGGTATCTATTGATTATGGCTATGGTGTTGCCACTTGGAACAGCACGTCTGGTGGCACGGCTAATATCACAACCGCTAATGGTCACATCGTCACTTATAGCATAGCCGCTGACGGTACTGTCACAAAAACCGACGAGATAGAGAATGCCATTCTTCCGGAGACTGGCAAACAAGGGCAGTATCTTGTAAAAAAGGCCGATAGTGGAAACGAACTTGAATATAAGGATTTGCCTGTTGCTACGGCTGATAAAGCCGGTATTGTTAAAATCGGTTCTGGCATTAATGTTGCCGATGACGGTACTATTTCAGTTGATTTGAATTTCCTTGACCAAGTAAGTTATGGTATTGAATGGGATACAACTGTAGCTGATTCAGCTTGTACTCGTATAGGTAATATGTCTATGCACCGTACTCTTCCTATTCAATCCGCTTTTAGGGGTTGTGTCGCCAAGGGAAAGAATATTCAATATTATCTTGACCCTAATAATTGGTCTAAAAAAGCTGATGGTTCTGCTTCTGTACTTGATGGCACTGATGGTGATGTTCGTGTAGATACTGGCTGTAAGTGGTATTATAAAGGATTTGAGAGTGGTACCAAACGTCAATTTAGGATGTCTCAAACACAAGTTGATCCTACTTGGGTTGAGGTTCCTAGAATGCTTGTAAGTGCTTGGGGTGTTACTCTTGATAGAACAACAGCAGATACACCTAAGGCTTGTGTTGTTATGAATACGACCGCCAACTTCAGAGGTGGCAATAATTCTGATACTTTAGACACATATCTTACAACACTTCCTTGTAGAAGCAATCTTGGCAAACCTGCTACTGATGTTTCTCGACCTGATATGAGAACTTATATCGCCAACGCCGCTAACGACCAGGAGATACTTTGCTATGACTTCTATAAGGCTCTTGTTTGGTGTTATTATGTGGAGTATGCCAATTTTAACTGTCAACTTCCTTTTAATGCCGAACTTACAAGTGAGGGTTATCATCAAGGTGGACTTGGCAATGGCTTGGTTACTTTTATTCAATCTAATGCTTGGGATAAATTCAATTCTTACAATCCTATCACTCCTTGTGGTTATCTTAATGATATTGGTAATTTTAGCGGAACAAAAGAATTGTCTATTCCAACAATAGTTATAGATGATACTTTAACTATCAATGCTATTAAATTAACTCCTTGTAAATACAGAGGTTTTGAAAATCTATTCGGAGATTATTGGAAAAATCTTGAAGGTATTGTTTTGCAAAAACCAGATGCAGATTCTGCCAATGTAGTATATGCTACATCTGATAATACAAAGTTTGACGATGAGATTTCCAACAAGGAGATTCGAGGAGTTGGGGCAAAGGAGAATGGATATGTAAAGACATTTGTGTTTGGTGATAAGGCTGAGATTATACCCGCTACAATTGGTGGCAACACTTCTACATATAAAGCTGATTATCATTATACGAATAATGATATAAATAAAAAAGCGGCCTTCTTTGGTGGCGCTGCTTACGATGGTGCTGATGCGGGTTTTGGTTTTTTGTCTTCCGCTTACGGTGTCGGTGCTGCCGCTGCTGCTCGGGGTTTCTTTAGCGCAATAAGATTATAATAATAAAAAAAAAGATAAAAAAAAAGGTTGTTCATATCATATATTGACATTTACTAACAAAGCATTATTTAGTGGCAATGCTAACAATGGTGCTAATGCAGGTTTTAGTTATTTGAATTCCAATAACAGTGTCAGTGATGCCAATGCTAATCAGAGTTTCTTATATATTTCTAAAAAACCAAAATGTAGATATGAAGACCTCGCCTCTTGGCGGAAAATAACGTAGTAATCAAACATTGTGTTGGTAGGCACGAGCCGAAGACTCAACTAATAGAAATATAAAATGAAAAGAATAAACGGGTTGTTTGACCGTATATGTACTAAAGAAAACATTGACTTGGCTGATAAGAACGCAAGGAAAGACAAAGGCTTAAGGAAGTCAATAATAAAACATGACGCAAATAAGGAGGCTGAGAACAACAGTCTCCTTATGTCTTTGATGAATCTGACTTATGAGACATCGCAGTATAAGACATTCACAATATACGAACCAAAGGAGAGGCTTATATTCAAGTTGCCTTATTATCCAGACAGGATTACCCACCATGCTATAATGAATGTGATGGAGCCGATATGGGTTAGTCTTTTCATCAAGGACACATATTCTTGCATAAGAGAGAGGGGAATACATAAACTAAACAGAGACTTAAAGAGATGTCTTCATAAGCACAGGAAAGATACGGTGTATTGCCTAAAACTTGACATACGTAAATTCTATCCATCAATAAAGCACGAAGTGTTGATTGATATAATCAAGCACAAGGTGAAAGACAACAGGCTTATTGAGTTGCTTATCGGAATAATATCATCATCAGATGGTGTACCGATAGGAAATTATCTCTCGCAATTCTTTGCCAATCTATATCTAACCTATTTCGACCATTGGTTAAAAGAGGAGGTTAAGTGCAGGTTTTACTTTAGATATGCAGACGATATTGTTATCTTGGCAAAAACAAAGGCTGAATTGGAAAAGATAATGATTCTTATAAAAATGTATTTTCACCATGTACTTAATATAGACGTGAAAGGAAACTATCAGATATTCGATATAGAGGAAAGGGGGATAGACTTTATAGGATATGTATTCAGGCATGACTATATTCTTTTAAGAAAGAGCATAAGGCAGAGTATAATGAGACTCGTTAGAAAATATGTGTTAAACAAAATTGATAAGATAGAGTTTGAGGTTAGATTCAAATCTTATTTCGGGTGGTGCAAGTATTGCGACTCGAAAAGCCTTCTTAAAAAGATTGAGTTGTTGACCGGCATTAAATACAGCAATTGGGTTGCTTCTTATGTTAAAATCTCATATCTTTGCGGTAAACGCATAAATGTCATAGACATAGACGCGAGAAGGAAATATTACAAGATTAATTTTGTTTATAAAGGGCATGGTTTTTATACTGTCTCGCAAGACAAAAATCTTTATAATGAATTAATTGAAAATACGTTACCAAAAGTTATAACTATATGAAAATAAAACAACTAATATGGGTTCACGAAGAGCCACAGATAATTAACAGGCTCGGCAATGAATACTACATCTACACTCATATAATAGAGAGTGGCAACGAGGATGTGACTTATACTGACGGTAAGACAGAAAACAAACCTTATTGGATTTGCACTTGGGTTAAACTTGCCGGACTTCCTAATTATTCTGATTGTGTGAAAGGCATTATAAGAAATTATTATACTGCCGAAGAAGAACTTAATCTTATTAATGTCGGCTCTAAACTTCAACTTGGATTTGATGTGTCTCAAGATAAACTTAAAGAATATGAAGATTATCTTAATATAGTTGATACTATTAAATCTAAAGTTAAGAAAGATTTTAATATTGAAGAAGCGGCTGTTGAATATGCTGATGTAGTTAAATCTACTGATATTCAGAAACTTATTAAAACGCTTGCTAATACTGTTGAACTTTCCGACACTGTTGCTCTTGAAATAAAATCAGTTTATCCAAGATTTGCAGACCTTATTGGTCAAACTGTAAAAGTTGGAACTAAACTTCTTTATAAAGACAAACTTTATAAAGTTATTCAAGAACATCTTGTCCAATCTCAATATACTCCTGGAACAGGAACTGAAAGTCTTTATACGGAGATTAGCGAGTCTCATAGCGGTACCGCTGATGACCCTATCCCTTACAATAACAATATGGCTCTCGAGAATGGCAAATATTACGTTCAAGAGGGTATTGTTTATAAGTGTACAAGAGATACCGGCAACCCTGTCTATAATCCTCTTAAGGATTTGGTTGGAACTTATGTCGAGGTTTATAATGCTTAATATATCAAGGCTGATGTTAAAGTCAGCCTTGATTTAATCTTAAATGATATGCACCAAAGATTAATGAAACGCAATTGGGATAAGTTCATTAAAGACAATTATGTTTTCAAAGGTATTTGCACTGCCAAAACTGTTGATGCTTATTGGGGTGCAGGTTCTGGAACAGATTATATTCATTATGAACTTAATAAAGATGGTACTTATACATATTATTGTATTAACACTAATCAAGCCAAGCAATGGTGGGATAGATTTATTTGGTATAATGTTGATGATGTTGTTTCTTTAGAAGTCAACCCTAATGTTGAGGTTTTTGACACTAACAATAATAGATTTAATAGCAAAAAGATTCAACAATATAATTTTAATGACGTAAAGGTTCGTTCAAAGAATTGCAAAGAGACATTCTATACTTGCGATAATATCGAGACGATAGATATTTCAAGCTGGAATATGGTTAACAACACTAACTTTTATGCCATGTTTGCAAGTTCAGCCTGGGAAAGTGAATTTGTTTCTGCTTTAAGAACAATTAAACTTCCTGCTGATTGTGGCAGTAAAGTTACTCAATGTCACAAAATGTTTAGCTGGCATCACGGTCTTGAAACTATTACTGGTATGACTACTGTTGATTTTAGCAACTGTACAAACTTTAGTGAAATGTTCTGTGAGGACTTTAAACTTAAGAATGTTGATTTTAAAATTGATGGTTGGGTTACTTCAAAAGCCACGGATATTCATAGTATGTTTTTAAAATGCTATGATTTGGATTTTTCTAAAATAGGAGATTTCACTACTTGGGATGTAAGTAATGTTACTGATGCTTCTGGTCTTTTTGCTAATTGTGGATTTGTTGATTTAGATTTAAGCGGTTGGGATTTTAGTAAATGTAAAAATATTAGTATGATATTCCAAGACCAACTTCATGTTCATAAAACAATTAATCTTTCTAATTGTAAATGGACTGAATTTCCAGACAATAGTGAAAACATGTTTTATAATTGTAGTTCTCTTGAAAAGATTATTGCAAAAGGTGCAAGCGGTATTCTTCAAACGTCTCTTCAAACGAGACTCGTATTAGAGATTCCTGATAGAGTTTCTTCTGATAGTTTTACTCTTGTCTTAGATGATGGTAATTATAGATATGATAAAACAGATAGTCAATGGATTAAAATAAGTTAAATTATGAATGATTTGATTAACAAAATCGGACTTGATAAAATAGCGCATTTTGGTATTGGAGCCGCCATATGCTCGTTTATTACAATGGCATTCTTGTTTTCGTTGCCAATCGGAAATATACAGGAATATTCATGGTCTCTTGTTTTGCTTTCGCCAATTCCAGGATATATACTGACGGCGTTGTTTGCATGGGCTAAAGAAATGAATGACAACACTCCTGACATCAAAGACTTTGTGGCTTCGATGCTTGGTTGTGTCTTTGTGCATATCGGTGCGGTGATAGGCTGGCTGCTCCACTTCGGTAATGGCAGAGATTTGATTACTACGTGGTGGGGTTGGGTTATATTCGGCGTGATAATGACGGCTCTCGCCGTCGCTTGGGTTGTATGGGTGGCGAGGAATTTAAAGAAAACCAAAAAGAAGTAGGTTAAACATTAATGTTATGGCTGTAAAGACAAAAACAAAAGGCAAGAAGAAAAAGACTACAGGCAGACCAAAACCGATGACACCAAAGGCTGGGTTGAACAAGAATAAGTATTGCAGTGGTGGACGAATCAAAAATTCTTGACGCGTACATAGTAAACAAGTTATTTGTAATAATGCTTAAATACGCTCCGGCGGCTATGGTTATATGCTGTATGATTAACACGACCGGAGCGTATTTAGGTTATGATACGAGTGTCTTAAGTTATATATCAGGAATATCGCTCATACCGTGGCTTTTTATGCTTGTCGCGTCAAAGGCGTTCAGGTTCTGCGTATACCACAGGTTTATGCTTTACTACATAATGATTGATAATATAATCAACGTGATTGATTATTATATCGGTATACCGGTAAAGGACTTCAGCATACTTATGATACACTATGTCACGCTTGGTTTGGTTATGTCCGTGGCTGTTTATAAACACGATAAAAAGATAAGGAATGAACGTAAAAGACAAAATAAAGAGACTGCGTGAGGTGGTTGTATCTGAAATGCAACCTGATAACGCTGATGTGCTATGGATTAAAAAGAATATAGACTCGACGTATACGTTATTCATCAACGATGGTTTGGAATGGATTACACCGCAAGTCAGCGAATCAAAAGGTACGCAACTATCCGACGCGCAGATTGAGGCTATACGCAAGGCGGAAAACATAAGGGTTGACGGTTCGGGCATATTGTTTCTTTCTGACGACGGTACATATAAGGATTTAAGTTCTTTTCTTTCCGGATATGCCAAATTGTCAGATATTCCGTATAGTACCTCACAGTTAAGCAATGACAGTGGTTTTGTCGCTGAATCCGAATTACTTGAAAAACACTACACAAAGGAAGAGATTGACGCCAAGATTGGGGCGGTAGATAATTTTGATTCCACAAAATATTATACAAAGGAAGACACGGAGTCTTTGCTGGATTCAAAGGCTGACAAGTCTTCTCTTGATGATTATGCCAGAAAGGCAGACATACCCTCTGTGCCATCAAAGATAAGCGAACTCGAAAACGATAGCAAGTTTATAAAGGAAAGCCAGGTTGACCGCGTTTTGATGTTGTCATCTGGCAATCCAATAGCGAACGATGTCGTAAAGACAGAATTTAATAAATATACGTCGCTTATAAACAAAAGGATGCCTCTGCTTGACGATATAATATTAACCAGATTCAATGAGGCTTACAACAAGGATACAGGAAGTGATTTGGCTACATATTACGACACGTATTTTAAGAATATCAATGATTACTCTTCATGTGGGAGCGCCGGATATAACTCAAGCAAAAATGAGAACAACTTCTTTATCAACACGTTGATAGTGTCTGATATCAGCGAATCAAGCGGAGGAGACGGAAATGTGCGTTATATGCTTTTTACAGACGAGTTCGGCGAGACGGGGAAAATAAGCAGCACAGTAAGGATTATAACAATAGACAAGACCGCGAAGACCCTCACGTCAAAGAATACGTATGACTTGATGGTTTCTTCCGGGGGTTCCGGAACAAGTGATTACGGTGAGCTGTCTAACAAGCCTTCGATAAATAATGTAACACTGGCGTCCGGGAACAACACGCTTGACGCCTTGGGTATACAGCCGAAGGGCGAGTATGCCACGAGTTCGGCTTTATCAGCATTGAATGAGGCCAAGATTGACAAGACTATAGCTAACTCAAACTTCGATTCAATCAATTCCGATATAACGAGTCTGAAGAGCAAAGCGTCCTCTATGGATAAGAGTCTTACGATAGTTAACGACCAGGTGACAAAACTTACAAACGACAAGCAGGACAGTCTTGTCAGCGGAGAAAACATAAAGACGATAAACGGCAACTCTCTGCTTGGTGATGGCGACATATCAATATCGGCTGGAACGAATGTCACGGTTGATACCGCGTTGTCGTCAACGTCAACAAATCCAGTGCAGAACAAGGTTGTGAATACAGCGTTGTCAAACAAGGTTGACAAAGTGTCTGGAAAATCATTGTCAACAAACGACTTTACGAATGAATATAAGGCAAAGGTGGATTCGGCGCTGCAAAACTATACAGAGACAGACCCTACTGTACCGGCATGGGCGAAAGCCGCGACGAAGCCTACATATACAGCAAAAGAGGTAGGGGCGTTGCCGGATACGACGGAAATCCCGACGAAGACATCGCAACTAACAAATGACAGCGGATTTCTCACTAAACATCAAAGTCTTGACGGATATAGTAAGAAGGTGTCTTTCAACTACCTTACAATAACCGGCGATAATGAGAGTGTAAGTATAACACCTGACGTCATGAGTATAATCGATGCTTCTGGATACACGTCAGGAACGATAAGTATAAGTTTAATTACCGCGGGGTATACGGTCACATATTTGCACGAATATATGATACAGATTATAATCGGCACAACCCCTCCGACAGTATCGTGGCCGTCATATCTTTTATGGCCAGACGGAAAGGCTGTGTCCCTCTCGGCCGGTTATGTTTTTGAGTTCCATATAACAAGAACAACCGCGGGATTCCTTGTAGTATGGAATAAATTCAAATCAGCGATATGAGCGCGTTACTTAGAAGAAGGGAACTGCTCGGCAAAGTCGACTATATAGACGAGAGTGAACTTAAACCTGCTTTATATATAACCAACGGAGGCACAAGCGGTGTGTTCGTGCCGGCATCGGGCGCATATATAGATACGGGTGTTGTTGATAACGCTAAAAACATATATCATATAGAGTTTAAATATCCAGACAATTCAATTACCGGGATGCAAAACGATGTATTGCATTTTGCTATGGGGAGTTGTAACTCAACTCAAACAGGTATGAATGTTACGCAGATATTCGGCGTGTTGTTTCCAACCGGAAGTGACAGTTATGGCACTAATGACAGTATGTATACAAAAAAGGTTGCCGGCATGTGGATTGGTGAGAGGGCTTCATATAGTCCGATAGCATTGTTTGGGCAACTTGAGACAGGAGTAAGCCATGTAATAGATTTGTCATTGAAAGACAATACTGTCACAGTGGCAAGTGACGGTGTTTTAAGGAGTGATTCAAAAATTGTAAACAGAACCACGTCCATAAAAACTCAAAGCACGGATTACTCGTGCTATCTTTTCGCCGTCAATTTCCGCGGCAATCCAAGAGAATATAATTATTCATTGTCTGAATATGTGACAACGGTACGCTCGTGGGCTAGACTGTATGCTTTCTCAATAAAAGATGGTGATACAGGGGAATACCTTTTTAACGGGATGCCAATGTTTGCCACAATAAATGGAGAGGATATATATGGCTTGTATGACAGCGTTAAAAAGAAGTTTCTTGTCTCTCCGAATGGCATCGCTTTTGAGGGCGAGCCTAAACCAAGTGATTAAAAAAAAATAAATATCAAATGATATGCTGTATATAAAGAACGGAATAGTAAAGGATGAGTCGTTTATATTAATAAACGGTGACGGATGTATAATCACAAACCCGACTAAAGATATGATTCTTTCAGATGGGTGGGTCGAGTATAACGATGACAATTTCAGTGTCGACTCGGTAGACAAACAACTTAAAAACATGTTGCTTGATGATTATAATTCAAAGACTGACATAACCGACAAACAAGCATTATCAAAGCCTCTTCTTATTTATAGTTGGGATAAATACATAGGTTCTTCACTAAAAACCGGACAGCTTGTAGGATATGCCGAGAAAATATATAGAGTAAGGCAGGATATATCTGTTGTGCTTGAGAATCAATACCCGGGGGTTGATACGGCAGCCATGTACGAGGTTGTGGAATTGCAGGCTGCAGGCACTGTTGACGACCCTATAGAGTTTGTCATACCTATGGAGATATTCAAGGATAAGTATTATACTTACAACGGAGTGAAATATCTCTGCACCAGGGATTCTCAGATGGCGCTCAATAACGGTCTTGACACCCTTGTCGACATCTACGTCACAAAGGTTGAGTAGCTTGATGCTCAACCTAGCCAACGACTCCCACTCCCGGCGAAGCCCGAGGGTGGGTTTGTTGTTTTTGTTGAGTAACGTTATTCTTTCCATAATACGTTTTATACCTTTGCTTCCGTAGCTACAGATAATGTTTAACACTAAAATGTATTTATTATGGCAGAGGATTCAACAAAAACTTATGTATTCGGGCAGGACGGCTCGTTCGGAATGCTTGGCATGCTCGCTCCGCTTCTACAGCAGAGGGGTATAGACCCTTCCGTATTGGCTTGTATGAAGAATAACAGCAACGGATTTGGCGAGGGCGGTTGGTTTATGTGGATTATATTCCTTTTCTTCCTTATGGGATGGGGAGGCAACGGCTGGAACGGTCGCAACGGCAACCAGTCTGAATGGCTTGCAAGCCAGTTAAACAATGATTACGGCAGAGACGTATTGCTTCAGGCAGTAAACGGCAACGGTAACGCTGTCAGTCAGTTGGCTACCACTCTCAACTGCGACATCAATGCCGTACAGGCAAGCCTCAACAACATCAGTAACGCTGTCGGAATGAACGGACAGCAGATTATCAACTCGATACAGATGGGTAACAACCAATTGGCTTCACAATTGGCCCAGTGTTGCTGCGACAACAAGTTGCTTGCGACCCAGCAGGGTTATGAGAACAGGATTGCAACACAGGAGCAGACATGCATGCTTGGCGGCAAGATAGACAGCAGCGCCAACACTATAAGCGCGCAGATTGCCGCCCAGACAACATTCCTTAGCGACAAGTTCTGCGACTTGGAGAAGAGGGAGATGCAGAGCAAGATTGACGCGTTGAGAGAGGAGAGGTCTACACTTCTGAGCAACATCAACAACGCGCAGCAGACGGCGGCAATCCAGCAGTATGTGGCGAGCGTGATATCTCCGATAGCCGCTGATGTCAACGCCATCAAGGCGGCTCAGCCACCTACCGTTGCAGTGCCTTATCCGCAACTTACGGCTGTGCCTTCTGTTTGTGCGGCTAATCTTTACGGCTACAACACACAAGGTTTGTGGGCTTAAATCAATAAAGGATGGAGGAATAAGTTATGCTTAACCAATATCTTTTCTACAGCAACAGAGGCGGCATACCTCGCATAGAGACGGAATCGGTGACTGTCGGCACCTCAAGCGTTGATTTCACCGTTACGTCAAGGAGGGTTTTTGGCAACGCTTTCAGCGGTTTGATACTGGTGAAGATGTCACAGGTTGTCCCTTCCGGAACTACAACTACGCTTCCGCTCACGCTCACGTCGGCTTCTGGGGTTAAGAATATAACAACCTACGACGAAGCCAATGTGACCGTGGCTGACTACAAGGGTGCGGGTATATACATTATGTATTACGACTCAAACAGCGGTGTGCTGCAACTTATAGGATAGTTATTTTGAATTATTAAAAACAAGGACAGATGTTTCAATCAGCAAGACAGAACGGGCAGGTTTATCTTCTCCACAAGGGAGACAATCCATACATAGAGACAGGTGTGATAACTGCGGCTCCGCAGGTGAAACCAAAGTATTCCATACCACAGGCTTTCGGGCAGAACGAAATGGTTGTCAACCTTACAGTAAACGTCAACGGTGTCAACCATAACTTCAAGGATTTGCCTTCCAACCTTGATATAGCAGATGTCTATATGGGTGCGGATTGCGTGGCTATATCCGACAGCAGGGACGCCATAAACAGCGAGGTGCTGTCGCTCAAGAAGAAGAGTGCGGATATAATAGACGGCTACGAGAAGCACAAGGCTTTGATTGGAGTATACGACAATATACTCAAGGACATAAACCCAGAGTTTGCGGAGAGGCAGAGCCAACGCGAGGAAATCGAGTCACTCAAGGCGAGGATAGTCTCTATGGAAAGCAACACAAACCAATTGCTCGAAAACAACAAACTGCTGCTTGAGCGTCTGTCCAAATTAACAAAGGAGGAATAGATTATGTCAAGAATGTGGGAAATACGTGAGAACGCCACGCGCTCGAGAAGGAGTGGAAGAAATGTAAGTGATGTCGATTACGACGACGAGGATGATGATGACTCCTACGAATGTGGTTACGATGACGGTTATCGTGCGGCCATGAAGGCTATGGGGCGCAAACGCTCAAGGCGAGGCGAAGCCGAGTAGAGTTGGAGGGGTGGGTTAAATCTAACTTACCCCTTCTTTTGTTTGTTTCTTTTTGATTGTTTTGATATGGGAATGAGATTGGATTACAACGCTAAACTGCCTTCTGGAATGGAGGAATACATAGAGTCATACGGATGGCACTTCTCGAAAAGGATGTGCGAGTGGGCTTGCTCGAGGATGTGCAAGACTGTAAACAACAGGAAGGAATACATCAACCCTTATTCCAAGGATTGGGTTGAGCAGCTGTTGCGCAACTGGTCTGTAAGTATAGATAACGACTACATATATGACGCCGTCTATATCGCCAATATGTGCAAGGCTGACTTTTTCGGCTCCGGCATAGCTGACGACCACAGGCTGGCTTTATATATAGGCGATATAATGAATGACCCCGACGGCTATGAGGGTATGGTGTTCACGAGGTTTTATGCCGACTGCATAGGCGGCGGAGTTCCTATAAACTGGGAGGATTTGATTTAGTTGTAGGTATTGTTTATATTTGCTAATAAACCTTTTCGATATGTTGGGAAGTATAAGGAGCGGGTTGTGCTGCATCATCAACGAGATAGACAGCGGCAACTCGGAATTGTCGAAGCAGGATGAGGAGACCTTATCCGGACTTATAAGAAGATTCGCTGTCGCGGACCGGCCTATGAGTAAGTATCAGGCGTATAACTATTTGAATGTCAGCAGGGCTACATTCGACAGACTTGTAAGGGAGGGCAAGATAGTATCGGGAAGGAAATTGGTTGGCTTCAAGGAGAAGGTCTGGTATAAGAGGGACCTTCTCCGCATAAACAATACAAGGAATGGAAATAAGAGTTAAGCGTGTCAAAAAGACAGACAAGGTAACCATTGGTACATTAAGCATTAATGGAACGCATGTGTGCGATACCCTCGAAGACAAAGACAGGGGATTGAAATCCACAGACAGTCTTGTCGATATAAACAAGGTTAAGGTTAAGGCTGAGACCGCCATACCTACCGGAAGATATAACGTCACATTGAAGGTAAAGTCACCGAGGTTTGCGTCAAAGGCGTATTACAATAAGTTCTGCGGAGGATTCCTTCCGAGACTTCTTGATGTCAAGGGATTCAGCGGCGTGTTGATTCACAGGGGCGTAAACGAGACTCATACCGAGGGTTGTATTCTTGTCGGCAAGGCTTCCGGGAATATATTGACAGACAGCCAGAGGTGCTTTGAGACGCTGTATGGCAAACTCAAGGAAGCCTCAGACAGGGGTGAGTCTATAACCATCACCATTGAATAATTCGTTAATGCTGGTATTAACGAATTATTAACACGTTTGCGTCTGGTTCGGCGCAAACATATATTTGCGTCAAATTGTAAACAAATATCACTATGGGAGAGGATTTTAATTTTGGAAGCATACTGGACGAGTCTGAAATCAACGACTTGTTTGGTGGCGGCGAGGAGACCGAGCGTGAGGAAAAGACGAGCGTAAGCGAGGAGGAGGGGAAGTCTCAAAAGCCGGAGGAAAAGGAAGGTAAAAAGAATGTCACCGAGAGTTCGATAGAAAGTATATTCGGCTCGGAGAGCGTAGGTGGCGATAAGAAAGATACAGAGGAAGGGAAGGGTTCGTCTACTAAGGCGACAGGCGCTTCTCCCAACAATTTTTCTTCCATCGCCAAGGCGTTGAAGGAGGACGGCCCGCTCTCTTCTGTTAATGATGAGTTCTTTGACAAAATCAATGACGCGCAGGGTTTCTCGGACGCGATTGAGGAGGAGGTGAGGAATCGTCTTGACGAATCGCAGAGACGTATTCTTGAGGCTCTTGACAACAACGTCGAGCCTGATGAGATACGCCAGTACGAAAACACGTTGAGATACCTCGACTCAATCACGGAGGAGAACATCACTGATGAGAGCGACAAAGGCGTCGAGTTGAGGAAGGCACTGATATATCAGGACTTCATCAACAAGGGTTACTCGAAGGAGAAGGCTACGAGGATGCTCAACAAGATTGTATCCGACGGGACCGACATCGAAGACGCCAAGGACGCTCTTGAGGCGAACAGGAGGTACTACAAGGATTCCTATGATGATTTGCGTGACGAGGCGAAGCGCGAGGCTGACGCCAAACGCGAGGAGTACCGAAAGCTTGACGAGTCCCTCAAGAAATCCATAATGGATGACAAGGAGGTCGTCAAAGGTATAGGCGAGCTTGACAGAACGACAAGGCAGAGAGCCTATGACGCTATAAGCAAGCCTGTATACAAGGACGGCAAGACAGGAAGGGTATACTCGGCGGTGCAGAAGTTCGAGAAGGAGAATCCGGTTGAGTTCCGCAAGGTTATGGGTCTCGTGTACGCGCTTACGGACGGCTACAAGTCGTTCGACTCGTTGGTTAAGTCAAAGGTTGAGAAAGAGAAAAAGAAGGGTATAGCCGAATTGGAGAGGGTGATAAACTCAACCCCTAGAAACGGTGACGGAAGTTACAGGTTAGCAAACGGCGGAGGAGACGACAACTCGTTCCTTGACGGCATAGTTGCCCTTGATTTATAAACTAATTCATTTGTTTTATGGCATTACAAAAATTTGAAACGCGTGAGTTCAGCGGATGGGCAACTAACATCACCAAGAAGAACCACATCGACACTCTCTACCCGAGATGCCCTCAGATGGTTGCCGACTTCATGGTTGAGTTGCTTTCCCGCAATTTCGGAATGTCGCTTGAGTCAATCCTTAACAAATTCCCTACAAAGGAGTTCGAGAATGATGAGAAGTTCTGGTGGGATGTAATTGGCTCTTCAAGACGTAACATTCCTCTTGTTGAGGCAAGGAAGTTCGACGGCACCGTAGTGACGTCAGCCGATTCCGGTGTAGGCGCGAATGGAGAGCCTTTCTTCCTCGTGTTTGGCGAGAAGTACTTCTTCGACGGCGAGGTTATCCTCGGCAATCTCAACGAGGTATTCCCTCTGAGAATCACCGCTAAGGAGAAGCTTGAGGGAACCAACTATGTCTATGAGGTTGAGCTTATCAACGGCAGAACAGACGGTATGCCGGGAGCGAGACTGCTTGCCGGTGAGAAGTTCAGTTATGCTTACGCTCCTGTTGAGAGAGGCCTCTCCAAGGGTGTCGGCGGAGTTCGCTATGTGTCTCCTTCAACGATGTCTAACGAGTTCTCCACAATCCGTATCAAGGATGAGGTTTCCGGCGACGTTTACGGACACAAGATTGCCATGGGTGTACCTGTGGTTAAACAGACCGAGAGCGGCAAGATGCAGAAAACCACAGACACGATGTGGATGCACTACTGGGAGTACGAGTTCGAGAAGACCTGGAGGGAATACAAGAATAACGTGTACGCCTACTCCACCTCAAACCGCAACGCAAACGGCGAGTATCTCAACTACGGCAAGTCAGGCGAGGTTATCCGTCAGGGTGACGGTCTGCTCGCACAGCTTAAGAGAGGCAACGTTGTTTACTACAACAAGTTCAACCTCAAGGTGCTTGAGGATACTTTGCTTGCTATCTCGACGGCTAAACTTGAGCTTTCCGAGCGTAAGTTTATCCTCAGAACGGGCGAGAGGGGCGCTCTCCAGTTCCACAAGGCTGTGAGAGACACCGTGTCGGGCTGGACTGAGTTTACCTACAATGGTGACAATCTCGGCGTGGTCAAGAAGGATAACTCTCCTCTTCATCAGAACGCTTTGCAGGCTGGATACCAATTCACCAAATTCTTGGGACCTAACGGAATCGAGTTGACTGTAGAGGTGGATCCGTTCTATGACGACCCTGTGATGAATAAGGTTATGCATCCTAACGGAGGTGTCGCCCAGTCATACCGTTACGACATCTTCGACATCGGCACTATGAGTCACCCTAACATCTTCAAGGTTGGAGTGAAGGGGCAGCCTACCGAGGCGAGAAGCATTATGTGGGGTATTAGAGACCCTTACACAGGAAGATGGGGCAACCCTAACGCCTCGTTTGAGGACGACAAGGCTATCATAACCAAGTTCGGACAGTTCGGCTTGTGCATACTCGACCCTACGAGAACCGCAAGCATAATCCCTTCGCTTCTTAGCGAATAATATATAAGAGCTGGTGCAAGTGGTTGACCCACTTGCCCGACTTGATTAATAATCGAGATATTGAATTGAAATCGAAAACAACAGGAGAAGATTTTTATGGAAGAGTTGATACAGATAGACACTACGGAAAAGGCTGACATCCCTATGCAGGAGGTGAGCAAGCCGGACAGGAAGCCAAGGATGCGTCTTGACAGGGCGGCAGACAAGAAGGTTGTGGCTGACAAGCCTATAAACTGCCTCAGGAACGAGAGGGTTACAGTCAAGTTCATACCGAACGAAACCGGAGGGCTTGACAGGAAACATCCTTATTACGGCGGAAAGGTTGAGGGGGCTTTCACGATGCTTACCGTACCGATGCTTAAGAACGGCACGATAGCGAATCCGCTCACAAAGGCCGAGAAGGAATACCTCGAGGAGATAATGCAGCTGGATTACGGCGCGTTGTCGGTCTACAAGAAGGAGGACAACTATTGGGAGAACCTTATGGTGAGGTTGGGTAAGGATGACACAATACTTGATTTGTCTGTGCCTACCGACTATATCAAATACAAGGTGCTTCTGGCGAACAAGGATATAGTCTGTCCTTCAATAAAAGACCTTGAGGAGAAGCCTAAGGCTACCTACCAGTACGTTATGGTTAGTGACTCAGACGTATTCACCGAGACCTCGAACAGGACGTCAAACAAGATGAGGTGCTACGAGGAGTTCGGCAGGGTTAGGGATGACAAAGATGTGCTGCGATGCATCATACACACAATCACCGGAAGGCAGGTTGACATCAACTCCAAGGTTGAGTTCATGCGCGACAAGATTGTGGATATGATAGACAATAACCCTAAGAGGTTCCTTGAGGTAATAACAGACCCTCTGCTGCGCATCAAGGTAACGCTCATGCGTGGTGTCGAGGAGAAGGTTGTGTCGAGGAGGGGTGAGTATTACTATTATGACGGGCAGCCTCTCTGTGGTGACAACGAGGCTCCGACAATAACCGTTGCGGCAAAGTGGCTTGGACTCCCTAAGAATCAGGAGCTGCTGTTTTCGATTCAGGCAAAGACAAAGTAAGATATGACTGTTGACGATTTCTCCATAGAGTTCGACTTGCTCTTCAACAACATAGCGTCAAACAAGGCGCCGGGTCTCAACGACTACGAGAAGAGCCTTTTCCTCACACAGGCGCAGGAACTTGTCGTGAGGGGGTTATACTCGTCTGGCGAGCAGTCTTTCGAGTCTACGGAGGAGTTGACGTCATACCTTTCAAGTGTTACCAAACGTATGTGTTTCACCTCTTTTGAAAAGGACGAACTCTACGGTTGGACCACATATAAGGTTGAGATTCCTTCCAAGGTCTGGTATATAACCCTTGAGAACGGGGTGGTTGATAATCTTCCGGTTGAGGTCATACCCGTAAAGCAGGATATGTTTTTAAGAACCGTAAGAAACCCTTTCAGGGGGCCGACAGGCAAGAGGGCGTTAAGGATTACCCGTACAGACGGAGACGCGGTCAGATTGTCGGAGATAATACCAGCCAAGGGGAAGGAGTTGCAGTCTTATGAGATACACTATGTCGAAAAGCCGAGGCCTATAGTGCTTGAGGACAATATCGAGATTGACGGCGAGACGCTCAACAGGCAGACTTGTTGTCTACCCGAAAATATGCACCGTATGGTGTTGATTCGGGCTGTTGAGTTAGCCAAATCAGTATGGCAATAAACGTTTAACATTAACTATAGTTGATTATGAATATTTCTACGAATCAGGTGCTTCACCTCTTTGAGGGTACGGCTGTAAAGACCGACACCAAGGTAGCCGGGATAAAGCCGGCGTCATATCTTAAGATAACCCAGTCTGACGGGACCGTAAAGCGCTCCCCTCTGTTTACCGAGGTTGTATCGACAACCACCCTTACCGGTGGAATGCTCAAGAAGAACAAGACCACCCTTACCAACGTGAGTTTCACGGCAGTAAAGGGTGACTGGTACTCACTTACACTCAGGTATGGCGGATTCTCAGTTGAGGACAGCAATATCCTTACAGTGTCTTATCAGGCCGCATCGGATGGCGACGATATTGTTAAGGCTCTTGGAGACCTCCTTAAGGCTCAAGTTGAAAAGACGCTTAAGAACGAAAAGGGTGTTGTGGCTCTTACTGTTGCTACCGCCGAAAGCTCTGTAAGTGTTACCGATGAAGACCCTATGTATAACCCTTCACGCTTTGACGTCAACAACATCAAGTGTCTCGGACTTGAGATTGGCGCCAGCGAGGACAATCTCTCCGGAAGTGAGTTCACCCTTGCTGTGGAGTCTGTTGACTCGGCGACGGCTGACGGCGCGAAGTACGCCTGTATGGAGCATTTCGCGATGGGTGAGCGTGGCGGTCAGACAAACTACAAGGGTTGGCCCTTCTATCATGAGGTGGGCAGTTATGTTATCGACCCTACCAAGAAGTACGATGCCACTATATATCATCTGCGCTACTTCGGTGATGTACAGGACTACCACTCAACCGACTTTGACGTGATTGTACTCAAGGCTTCGGCTAAGCAGTAGGTTACTTTCTTTCAGTTTCATAACGGATAATTGTTTTGTTGGTGGGGATTAGCCGTGAGGTTGGTCCCCATTCTCTTGTTGTTAACACATGATTAACCTTGTTTATACTTGGCTTGATTTTACCTATATTTGCATCATTAACAAACGTTTGATATGACTACATACGAACAGATGGTTTATTATTGCCTCGATATGGTTAAGGCTTTCAGCGACGACACGCAAGTCACTGAGGAACACGTTATGTTCCTCCTTGACAAGTACCGCGCAACGGCTTTGAGGCAGACTTACGACAGCGGCAAAGCCAAGGACGGAACGAATGTGTCGTCGGGTAACTACCAGTTTATACCGATAGACAAGTTGTATCTTGTGAGACCGCAAGACCTTGAGGCGAACATATATTCCGATGACGGGCTTGACTACATTATCGAGAATAGTCAGACGCATCGCAAAAGCAACTACAAATACAGCAGGGATACAGAGATACCGGCGATTCTTCCGGGGTTTGTGCCGAAGGTTTACATAACAGATTTATTCAAGAGTGTCGCCACATACGTGGATAACGACAGGTTTGAGTACACCAACTGGCATAAGTATCTCAAGAACTTCATATACGCGACAATAGGGATAGACAGACATCTATACCTCAAAAGCGGCAATGTGGAGCGTCTTGAGTTGGTAAGCAAGGTTAACCTCTATGCAGTCTTTGAGAACCCGTCCGAGGTTTACGCCATAACAGAGCCTGACAAGGATATAAATGATTGCGCGTTCCCTGTTGAGGACGCGTTGATACCGAATATAATAGCGCAGGTTGTGAAGGATATACTCGGCGCGGCCTACAGACCGGCAGACAAGTACAACAATGCCGATGACGACCTTGCCAATATAGCGTCGTTTGTGCGCCAGAACATGAAGCAGAGATACGTAAAGGAGTCGCAGGATGGAGGAGAGTAGGAGACTAAACAAGAACGGGTTGAGAATCAGAGGTGCCGACAGGTATGTCAAGGCGTACACCATGAGGGATATCTGGAAGTGTTATGTGAGGAATAGGGATAAATCCAAGGCTGTGTATCTCAACCGCAACCAGCACGGAAGGATTATGACACTCATAATAAAGGGTATGATAGACAAGCTGCTCGCAAAGGGGGTTGTGCATCTTGGCGACAAGATAGGCTTCATAGAGATACGCAAGCGCAAGAAAGAGGCATGGATATGCAAGGATGGAGTCATAAGGGCTACATACCCCTTGGATTACAAGACCATAAACCAGTCAAGGCTTAGCGGTGACTATGTGCCGGACGCGAGGATATTTGACAGCGGTTATGTATTCAAGACAAGATTCGCTTCGGGAAAAGCAAAGGTTAAGAATAAGGAGTACCTGCTTTTCAGGACGACACCGTCTTTTAGGAAGAGACTCCATGATTTGATTGTTGAAGGTAAATTTGACGCTCTGATATGAAAAGTAAATTCACAAACATAAGGTTAATCCTTGAGAAGCTGCGCAGGAATCCGATGCTGCGCAAGCTGCCTCTTGAGACAATTGTAGACTACACCGAGGATTTCATACGTATAGTGGGGTGTCCTTGTGAGTTTCTTGAGAAGACCTGTACGGTAAAGATAGACAAATACAAGGGTGTCCTTCCTGATGATTTCCACGAGGTCATACAGGTGAGGGAGGCTTCTGATGAGACAGCCAGAGAGGATTATATCAAGAACGAGACACTCAAGGATATAATGTATGCCATACAGAACAGGTTTGACGATGATTATGGCGAACTTGTGGTGCAGTTGGAGTGGGACGCAAATCCCGCAAGCATAGACAAATTGTATTCCTTGAGGGATATCGATTTCGGTGTTTACGGAACCGTATGTATAAGGCTTGATGTAGACAACGGAGAGGATACGGATGTGGATATGTCGGGTTATTCATTTAAATCAGGTTATCGCGCGATGAGGTCGTCCACTGATTCCTTCCATATGAACGGAAAGCCGAAGAATTGCAGGGAACTCACTTATAAGATTGAGAACCACAAGATATTCACTTCCGAGGAGTCCGGTTATGTGGAGGTGGCATACCGCGCCGTCGCCATAGATGAGGACGGTCTGCCTTTAATACCTGACAACTCGAAATTCACCCGCGCGCTTGAGTGGTACATCAAGCAGGAGTACTATACGATTCTTTTTGAGTCGGGTGAGATAGACGCGAGGGTTTTGCAGAACACGCAGCAGGAGTATTGCTGGGCTGTAGGAGCCTATGAGAGCGAATGCCATATGTTGACAATAGACGAAATGCAGTCATTGACTAATTCGCTCAACCAGATGGTGGTGAGGGTGAACGAGCATGACAAATCATTCATACACGAGGGAACAAGAGAGTATCTGAGGAGGAAATGATATGGAAGTGAATGTAGCCGAATTGAAAAACAAAGGTATGGTTAAGGATTACTCGATAAGCAAGTCGCCTGATGAGTACGCCTTTGATAATCTGAACATAAGGATAACACCAAATGTTGACAATACAGGGATTTCTATAACAAACGAGAAAGGTCCGGCAGCCTGTCTTGTCGGAAGCAGCGTTGTGAAGACATCGATAAACAGGATTGCCTATTCGTTGGATACGGACAAGATAAAAATAAGTCTCGATTATACGGCGGATTCAGATATTCCTATTGTTGTGAGTTCATCCCAGGGAAAAATAAATAGAATAAAGGTGCAGAGTACTTACAGAGTAGACCCGACAGTAATAACTGAGTTTGTGCGGTCTGACGATGTAGACCACGAGGGTTATATAACATTTGTAAACAAGGATGGAGCTGTCAGCAATGGTAAACAATATTATAGACTGTATCTGCCAGAGGATAAAGACAAGATATTCATAAACAGCTGGGGGATAATATTAAGGGATTTTCTTGACGGAGGGGTATTTAGAGTAGACTCAGATGGTATAGGACTTATAACAGCAAGCGGATACGAATGGTGGAGCAGGTACTTACCTGACAGCAAAACGGAAGACTACATCATACCGAAAGGTTCAAAAGAGTTTTATATAACCGATTCATATACAGCATACTATAGTATATCGCTTGAAGACAATGTTGATTACATAAAGAGTGAGAAATATTATTACATGCTTAAGGAAACTTACGACTCATACATAAGTGACAACAAGCCTCTTCCAAGTGGTTCATCGCAAACGCAGGCGGGTTTATCCGGCTCTTATTGTGGCAAGTGTGAGACTTCTGACAGTGTTGTGATATTCACTTATGACGGCTATGTGAACTATATCTATAATGTAAAGTCTTATGGAGCCGAATTGCATGTGGATACAATATATAAAGGCGGGCTGAATATAACGCCAGAAAATATGGTTGACGCTATATTCAGATTTGAGTCAGAGGATGTGCAGAAGGTTTATTGGGTTGACGGAGTCAATCAGCCGAGGGTTATAAATATAGCGAAGCCAGTAAACTACGACAAGGGAAGCGCACAGTTTGACTTCATATCAACAGTTGATTCCGTTCCGAGGATAGACATACGCAAAGAATATAACTCATCGGGTTTGTTTCCGGCTGGAACGATACAGTATGGAGTCTCATATTATAATAAATTCGGCAGCGAGACAAATCTCCTTTGGTTCAGCACCGTGCATTATATAACATTCGAGGACAGGGCGGCAAAGGCTGACGAGAATGTTGCGTGTCAATTCAGACTCAAATTGCTCAACCTTGACACTAAATTTGATTACGTGAGGGTATACTCGTGCGTAAGGACATCACTTGACGCGCAGCCCATAGTAAGCATAGTCGGCGATTACAATATCGCAGGGCAAAAAAAAATAACAGTATACGACAATAATGTGAATGTTGTCAATATCGACCCTTCGCTTCTTTATTATATAGGAGGCAGGGAGTTTGTCGCATCGACGATAACATCAAAGCAGGACAGGCTTTTTCTCGGTAATATAAGGCTTTCCGGAGACTCCTTGTCAAACGCCTTGAAGAATGCGGTTAAGAATACCATATTGCCGAAATACAAGGGGAAGGCCGTGTCTATATATGACGCGTCAATGATTGTGTTTGACTACAAGTCAATAGGAATGGACTTGTCATCCACTTCGTATCCATATAAGCCTCAAACACTTTGCGGAAAGGAGTATTTCTCATATTTTAAATACGGGGAGATATACAGGTTTGCCATCCAGTTCCAGACAGACAAGGGGAATTGGACCCAACCTATATGGATTGGTGACAAGAAATGCACGCTGCGACCTAAAGTTGATTTGATTAACTCAAGATTTGAACTTCCTACGGCTGCGCTAAAACTTGACGAGTCGGTAAAAGCCGCGTCGCGGAATTACATCATGTATAGGGTGCTTATAGCGGAGACTTCGACAGCCACAAGGAATACGATAGCGCAGGGGGTATTAAGCCCAACCATGTTTAGCCTTAAGGACAGGATAAACAACTCACCATACGCCGTGTCAAGTTGGATTATGAGACCGATAGGTGACGTTCCGTCAAAACTTGGCGACTCGGCTTATCTTGAGATTCAGTCGATGGATAAGGATGCCAAACCTTCAATGGATTCATCACTTATAGGGAGCGGCACACAAACCACGGAGGGGACGGTAATATCGTTGATGTGTACGGATGACATAAACGCCGTGAAGAAGAATTGGGCTAAAAACGGGGCTGACACTAATGTCAGCAGGTTGTGGGATTCGATAGCGAATATAAGCATAGCCGGCTGGGATGTGGTTAAATACAGATATTGTCTCATACTGTCTTATTCTTATAACAATTACAGGATAGATACGGACAGCATAACGATACACTGCGAGTCGAGGACAAGCCTCAACAAGATGTGGAGTAAGGTTAGAAGTTATATATTACGGAATCTCAACACTGATATATCCGATGATATATCAAAGAGTGACTTCAAAAGATTCTGTAAAGAGAAATCAATATCGTCCGGCTCGTGGAGTTATTTCTCAAAAAAGCAGACGATAGACGCGTCAGACGAGGTGTTGCTGTATGCGTCTGAATTGTCTGACAGCGGAAGCGTATGGGGTATATACAAAAAGGTGAACGTCAGGACTTATTCCGGCGAATCCAACTCTTACTCAAGAAAATTATCAAACAGCGGGTATTTTGTAGATGACAGTATAGTGACATTCAATTCGCCAGACATAGAACCAAACCAGGAGTTTTTGAGCGGTTTGGGACTTAATATGCGCATTGTCGGATATATACCTATTACGGCTGGCGAGAACGATATGGAACTGGATGTGTCCGAGAAAGGGTTGAGTGATTTTGCGTCAAAGTTGAGTTTGAGTGTCAAGTCGGTGAATAATATATCGAAGAATTACAGGACGCTATTGAGCGATTATCTGTATGAGGACAGCGGCTGGTTTAAAAACAGCGATGACAACCTGTATCCGTCAAGAATTATAGATAAATACAAGATATACTTATGGCATAAAAGCGAATCCATAAATGGCATGTCAGAAAACTCTTATCCAACCGAGAGTGGTGACACTAAATTTCTTTATATACCTTCAAATTTAAAGAGAAAGGTTTTCGCCTCGAAAAGATTCTCGTTATATAGTGTGTTTTTTGACAATGTCGTCAACGTGCCGGTCTCTTCCACTGATATTATATATGACGGAAACGCTGCGAAATCAGTGAGGTCTTGCGGAGGAAACGATTATTATTTTGGAGACGTGGATACATTGCTGACAAGAAGCGGTGAGGTTACAGACTCGTATATCAAAGATACAGGCGCTGGCGGATATGATGTAGAATACGAACGTAATAGCAGCGATGAGGTTTACGTCCGTTCATACGACCCTGTAAGGATAAGATATAAGTCATCGCCGCATGTTGTCATACCTATGACTGACGGCGATATGACGTATTATAGGTTGCCCGAGATTGGCGTCAAGTATGAGGATGTCCTTCCCGAAGGAGAGTCCTATCCATGGGTTGAACCCGCGTGGGTTGCCGATGATGATTATGTATTCCTCGGCTTGTATAACTCGAAGGAATCAGCCGAGAAGAAACTGATGGATTCTTTCAGCGAAGTATATAAACTCAAGGAAAAGACTATCGTGGTTGCTATACCCAACGGGTTCTCAACGAGAAGGTATAAAGAATATTATATCGTGAATGTCAGCGGAGCCACATTATCCGTTGACGAGCCGGTGTTTGATTCTGACGACGATTCAGCGAAAGGACAGGATGTTACTGATATCCCAATGAGGGTGTCAAGGATTGTGTCGTGGGATATAGACGGAGAGTTGTTGAGGAAAAATATTGTCATGCTTGACGACCTCCATAATATAACCTGGAGAGAGGATGGCGAGACGGTAAGATATAGACAGATTTCCGTCTATGGCGAGGAAAAACCTGAATATCCTTATCTTTACCTTGCGGAACTGTATAGGGATATACCGTATGACTCCCTATACGGTGGATATGGGGAGGAGCAAATAAAGAAAATAAAGTGGATTGTGTCGTCATCTCCGTATCCTATAGACGAGGATATACCAAGGATGGGTGGAGACACGTATTATCAGCGTTGGGATTGTCTCAAGACTTATCCATATAGTGAGGATGATGTCAATTCGGTGGTAGACATAACATCGTTTATGGTGGAGACGCACACAAACATTGACGGAAGATGCGACATAAACAGAAAGAATTCAAGGATAACGCTTGCGAGACCGACAAACTATAACTTGTTCAATCAGGCTTATAACCAGACGGACAACCTGTTCAGTTATAATATACTCGACGGTAAATACGACCTTGACAGGTTTGGGAATCAAATCGTGTGGTCAAACGCAAAGGTAGACACAGACGAGGTTGACAGCTGGACAAACATAAACATGTTAAGTTCATTAAGTCTTGACGGAAGCAAAGGCGACATCAGGCGACTTATTAACTTCAATGATTCGGTAATAGCCTTTCAGGATAAAGCCATAAGTGTCATAAACTACAACAATCCGACACAGATAAGCACTGAATCCGGTAGCCCTATTGAGGTTGTAAACAGCGGATTAGTAAACGGGTATTCAATGATTACAGGTTCAAACGGCTGTCAGAACAAGTGGGGTGTATGCAAAGGAGGCAACGGTGTATATTTTATGGATGACATCAATAAGTCAATGCTTTCTTTCAGCAGGGATGGATTACAGTCTATTTCAGCCAAAGGATTCTCGCAGTGGTTTAAGGATAATATAGACTTCAACGACAGGTTCAACATATATTATGATTCGCTCACAAAGGATGTCTATGTGGCAAACGGAAGGTATTGCCTCTCATATAACGAACAGCTTGACGCGTTCTCGTCGTTTTATTCCTACGAGGGGATGAAGGATGTGTTCAACCTTGACGGCGAGTCATACGCTGTCTCTCCGTCGGAAAGGATAGGCATATACAGGCTTTTCGGCGGAAACTACGGAGAGACTTTCGATAACAAGCCTGTAGGATGGGGAGTCACATACAAGGCGAATCCAGAGCCTATGATTGACAAGATATTCACAAATCTTGAGTATACGGCTGATATAGTCGACGGAAAGGTTGATGATGTCAACTATATTGATGGGCTGCCTTTGAGAAACCTTGACATCTGGAATGAATACCAGAAAGGAAGCGTTGACTTCACAAAGCAATATAATGCGTTGCAGAGGGATAACGCGAGAAAGTTCAGACTGTGGAGGGTGCAATTGCCCCGCGATGAAATGTCTAAGAACAGGCTTGACAGGATAAGAAACACCTGGTGCTACATCAAGCTGTCTGACGGCAATCCGCTTGGCAAGAAGGTTGTGTTGCATAACGTTATTCTCAAATACTATAAGTAGTTGGTTTAAGGGTAGGCTTATATACCTACCCTTAATTTTAACCAAACACTTGTTGCTTCACTTGAACCTTATCATTAAATTTGCGGATATTAAATGATTGATTGTTATGGGTAAACTAACAGCCGAGCAGAAAGCCGCCAGAAAGGCTAAATTCGATTCCTTTATGGGCAAGGCTTCAACAGTGCTATCCGGCGCTTCCGGAATAATAGGAAACGCAATGCAGAATGCGGAAACAAATGATGTGTCAGGTTATAAGGATAATATAGATAGCACGAGTAACACAAATTTTGATTTGGGCGACTATGACTCTCTTATGGCTTCATATAATCCGTTGGCTTTAAATAACAGGGTGTCTTATGAGCAAATAAGAGGAGGCTCAACAGCTGGCAGGGTAGGCAATGTATTGTCAGCCACAGCAAGCGGCGCTTTGACCGGGGCGTCAGTGGGAGGTCCTTGGGGCGCTCTTGCAGGTGCTGCTGTAGGGTTAGGCTCAGGTATAGGCGGTTGGATTGCGGGTGACTCAAAAGCGAAAAACAAGGTTGAGGAGTTAAATGCCGAGAGCCACATGACGTCAAATGAGTATTTGAATAACTTCTCCGCGAACGCGGAGAGAATAGGCGATAATATGTTCAGAAGTAAAATATTGAATCTTGCGGCTTGTGGAGGGTTTATGCCGCGCAAGTTCGCGTTTGGTGGGTTGCAACCTGAATTTTCAAACGGTGCGACTATGGTGGGTAATGGAGGAACGCATGAATCAAACCCTTATGATGGGGTACAGGTTGGTGTCGACCCGCAGGGTATACCAAACCTTGTGGAGGAGGGAGAGGTTATATATGACGATTATGTCTATTCCAATAGACTTAAGCCTACAAAGAAGCAACTTGAATCCATTTCTTTGCCTTCAAAATATTTTGGCAAGACTTATGCCGAGATAGCACAGGAGATACAGAAACGCTCGGATGAGATGCCTAATGACCCTATAGAGAGGAGGGGTCTTGAGGATGGTATGTATAAGTTGAGGGCAATACAGGATGAGACAAAGCAGCGTATGGAGCAGAGAAGATTCATGCGTGAATTCAACAAACTGTCTGATGATGACAAGTTCGCGTTAATCAACGGTATAAATCAAGAGGCACGGCAAATGCAGCAACAAAGACTTGCAGAGGAACAGCAAATGGCAGATATGCAGAGTCAGCAGGAGGAATACGATAACCAACCTCAACCAAACCAGGAGGAGGGTATAGCGTCACAGATGAATCAGTACGACAATTCACTCGATGGATATGCATACGGTGGCAATCTATTCCAAAGGGGAGGAATAAAATATGACAGGTCTTACGATTTGGATAAGGCGACAAAATATGAGTCAACCGATAAGTACAAGTCAAAGGTTGATTTGATAAAAAAAGTGATTGAGGGCAGCGCGTCTTCAAGAGAGAAAGCGTATGTTGACAACTTGATGAATACGATAGGGAAAGATTCCCGTATGGGTAAGTATACCATTAAAGATTACAATGATTTCCTTAGGCTTGCGACAGATAAAAAGATAGGCCCTGTTCATGAATTGATTAACAATACTGATTTTGTTAATAATTCAGAAATACCTGATATAGATAGAATACCGGAACCTATAGTGTCACTCGCTGCAAAAAATACAGGATTAGCCCAGCGTGGACTTCCTGAATATACCGAGATTGACAAAAATGACGTTGTGGAAAATGACGTTGACACCAATAAATCAAGAAACTATCCGGAATGGCTTCGCTACATTCCGCTTATGACAAGCGCCGGAGCCGTGATAGGTGATTTGTTTGGTATGAACAGACCTGACTATTCGCTTTGGGATAACGCTTCAAGAGCCGCAAACAGGATAAACTATGTGTCACCAACGCCTCTTGGCGACTACCTTGCTTACAATCCTTATGATGTCAATTATATGCAGGGAAGGATTAACGCGCAGAACGCGATGGCGCAGAGGAATATACTGAATACATCAAGCGGAAACAGAGGTGTCGCCATAAGTGGAATACTTGCGGCGCAGCAGCAAGGATTGAACAATATGTCCGATATGTATAGGCAGGCTCTTGAATACAACGACAAGCAAAGACAGGCTGTTGCTGATTTTAATAGAGGTACAAATCAGACTAACGCGCAGATGAGTCTGCAGGCACAGGCGCAAAACGCGCAATTGGAAAGACAGAGAGTTAACGATTTGATGCAGTTGGCTTCGCAGAGGCAGAGAATACTTGATGCGTCACAACAGGCAAAGGCTGAGAATCTGACAAACCTTGCCACTATTGCGGGGCAGTACGGAAAGGAAAATTGGAATCTAAACAGATTAAATAAACTCATAAGCAATGGCGCGATAAGTATTGGAAGAAAAAATGGAGGAAAAATAAAGAGAAGGAGGAGATAATATGGCATACAGTATAAAACCCATATACGAGCCGATGACGTTTCAGGAGATGTTGCAGCCTTATGCTGTATACGGAACTGAACGTGACAGACAGGAGGAGGCTTACCTCAAACTGCTTGAGGACGCCAGAAGCCTTGAGGATTTGAAAGACAGCGAGGTTGACAAGGAGGAATACAATAAATACGTTGACTTCAAAAACAGGATAAACTCTATGGTTGACGAGATAGCAACCACAGGATTGTCAAGGCAGACTAGGAGCAACCTCAGTAAATACAGGGCTGAATACCAGACCGGATTCGCCGATATGGTTGACAGAATTAAAAGGAGAGGAGAGCTTGTCAAGCAGCAGAGGGAGTATCTGTCTAAGAATCCTAACGCCTTCTTTGATGTGGATTACTCGGTCACTCCGGCAAGCAAGGTTGTGGAAGGCTCGACTTATACCCCTTATGATATGAATGAGGCGGCAAATAACGTGGCGTCAAAGGTTTATAGCGCTATGTCATCAAAGGGCGACAATATCACCGAAGAGGATATGAATAACATAATAGCCTCGGAGAGACAGAGATACGGATATGACAATCTTGATGACAGGAGAAAAGCAATGGTTGATAACGCTTTGTCTCTGGGTATTATGACTGCCGACAAGACTTATACCGACAATATTAACAAACAGGCTTTGGAGAGAGCCAAGTTAATCAAGGCTGAGGCTGACGCTTATAAGTCAATGTATGGAAAATATAAAGGTACTGGCGCTCCTGTCGGAAGAGCCGGTGGCTCAGTCACTAAAAAAACACCTAATAAGATAGGGTATACATTTACAGGTGACGGTGCCACCGTGGAATTTAATAAGTCTCAAAACATAAACGGAGAGACCGTATGGACTTATAAGGATTCAAAAGGAAAGACAAAGATGATTACACAGGAACAACTCGATAACCTTAATAACGATAATACATTAAGTGCGTCGATACATAACGATATCACCGGAATATCATCAACCGGGACCACTAACGCTTACGGTCAAAACATTGAAGTCATAGTTGATATCGACGGAAACACAAAGGTAAAAAACAAGGATGGAAAATATGTGGTTCCTAAATCTTTTAACGCGAAAGGATATTATATGGCGTATATGGGCATAGACGAAAATGAGTTAAAGCCTTATATGAGAGGAAATATAATATCAAGATATAGACCGGATGGAAACACCGTATCAGATATGGAATATAAAGAAGACTATAAAGATAATTCCGGCGAAGGGGAGAAATATAGTCCGATATCAGATTTTAATATAGTCGTAACAGCAACTAATCAATCAGGTAACTCTGGATTTGCAAACTTCAAGTCTAAATATGAGGATTTAAAGGTTCGCGCTGGCGGCCTCTCCGGCAAGATTGATGAGTTTGTTAAGAAAAAAACAAATAATACGGATATAGATTCGGCGCTTGAGGAATTATACAGAACAGGAATGGAGTTGAGTGCGGTTATGTATGCAAAACACGGAAACCCAAACAAACGCGCATATTTGGAGTTGAGTCTGAAATATACTGGTTCTGGTAGGAAGTATAATCCGATTGATACAAATAATAATAATAATACAGAACAACAAGATAATAATCTTCCACCAATAGACGATTAATATGGCAAACATAGGACTTGAAGGTATAAGGCTTACCGATATACATGGTTATGATAAAAACGATTACCTCAATTATTATAACAATAATATAAAGAGTATTAAGGAAACGAGCGAATCAACAAATACATCTGAGGATTATGTCGGTAGTAACAAATATATAAACCATCTTATACGCGATAAGATGGGTAACGACTGGTATGACAGAAACGCCAGAGGTAAATCATACGCCGAAAAAGTAGGGGTGTATAATGCTTTATTTCAAGCAGAGGAAATGCCTTCGACCGGCGCTATACCAACTAATGATATAAGTAACGAAATAACTAATACATCTTTTGGTACTAATGGAATGGCAAACCAAGAGGAGGTTAATCAAAACATGATAGAAACGGAAGCCAAGGCGCCGCTCTGGACTAGAGGTGATTTGGCTCCGTATCAATGGAATCCGGCAGGTAAGAGAAACCTTCTTCAAAATAGTGTAAGGGGATTGTCAGGTCCACAAGTGTTTGGTTATAGGGACTGGTTTGCGCAAATGGCTAACAAACCGTCGGATTGGTATGATACTGATATTAATCCAGAAAGAGTATCTGAGATATTCAATGCGATTTATAACGATAATTACAAACCTGTTGACGAAAAGGAGACCAATACCGCTTATGGAGAGGCAAAGTCACGGGAATATAAAGGTTACGTAAGCAGTCTTGTTGAATCAAATCCAAAACTTGCAAACGACATGTTTTTGGAGTTTGAGAACACAAAGCTGAATAAAATAAACGACTATAAGAACTTTCAGAACACTCCTGCTCTTCCTTGGACTCCAAACGAAATGAAGGATATAATGTCTGAATATTATGCCAAGGAAATGATTTTGGGCAGTCAGAAAGCGTCAGATTGGTTATATACTAAAGTGCATGACACGGTGTCTAAAAACCAAACTTTTGGGCAGAAGGCAAAAGCGGCTATATTAGGCTCGGCCACAAACGCCATAGGTACAGCCGTGTCAGCATTGGGTATTTTTGGAAATATATTATCGCTGAATGCGTTTAGTGGAGAAGGGGTGGAAGGCGTGTCAGGTTTTGAAAACTTCTTATATAAAGCGTCACAGAATCCGCTGACTAAATGGGGTAACGGTTTGGTAACGACGGGTTCATGGTGGACTGACGAGCAGGAGGAAAGAATGTCTACAGGCTACAACAGTAACGCTATTATGAGGGATACAGGCACAGAGACAGACTTTTGGGACTTAAACACAGTTTTTGATTTGGTGCAGCAGACCGGTTTTACGACAGGAGCGTCTGCGGCTGGTACGGTAATGTCTAAAATGCTTGGTACGGCTATAAATAAAACAACCGGCGCTCTTGCAAGAAGGGTATTCATGAATAACGCAAGCAAATTCGCGAGAGCCGCCGCATGGGCTGTAAACGCCGGAGGCAAAACTGTTGCTATGACTGTACCTGCTATGGCTTTAGGTGCTGGTGAAGGCTCTATAGATACACTTGATATTATGAACCGCACAAAGTATAATCTTGATGATTATATAAACAATCTTATTTATGGCGGTGAGAATATGAATCAATATAGTTTTCTCGACGAATATATAAAGAACAACATAGGACCAGAGGAGTTTGAGGAATACTACGAAAAATATAGGGATAAAAATGTTGCGTTTAACCCTGAGGCTCCCGCTGAATCACAGGAAGCGTTAAGCGCAAGATTAGGTGCCGAGAGAAGAGCCTTATACGAGCAATATAGAAGAGATGTAGCATCAAGACTTGCCAATAATCCCGAGGTGGTCAATATGATTAATGAGGCGCAAAAGCGCGCGGGCGCCCGCAATCTTTCCTTTGAGACGGTGCTTATTGGGGCTTCTGACATGTTGTTCTCAAACATAGTAGGTGGAGCCTATAAACAGATTAAAAATAACGCCAAAAGGGCTGTTTTGGGACAGTTGGCTGATTCTCCTAACATAAGACTGACAAGGAATGAGGTTGGTAGGCTTGTAGCCAAGGCTGTTCCTTATAATATTGGAAGAAAGATAGTCTCTGGAGTAAAGGGTACATCCGAGGTTGCGTCAGAGGTTTTGCAGGAGACCGGGCAAACAGCGGGTTCTGCTACTTTTGAGACTCTTGCTGACAACTATGCCGCGCAGTATATGCTTAATATGGCGGATCCAGACGCGATAGAGACCCTCAGTGACACATACTGGGCTAATATAGACGCGGCGCAAAAGGTAATGAAAGAGAATTGGTTCTCAAAAGAGGCTATATTCTCTGGCATGATGGCTGCTGTCTCATCTGGTTTGGGCAATCCAACCATAGGGAGAGGTACCGCTAACTTTATTAACAGAAGGGCAAGTGGCGTTACAAGCAAGGATAATATATTCCTTGACTGGCTTTCTGATATTAAGGCTAATCCTGGTGACTACTGGAGGAATCCATATCTTGAGGCTGTACATGAGGACAAGGCGAGGGCTGTACGCTCAGCAGAAGAGGCTGATGAGGTTAACAGATGGCTCGCAAACCATAAGGAGCTTGCGACTATGAATGACATCGAGCAAATGTATGCGTGGGTTAACAAAGCCGCCGAGGCTTCGACCAATCCTGACAGCGACGCGGACTTCAGGGATGCTCTTATGGGACAGCGCATAGCCGGTATTATAATGATGGATAGGATTGGAGCAAGAGTTGGCGCTAAGGCTTTTCGCGAACAGGTTAAGTTCCTTTCTACGATAAGCGAGTCTGACGCGGAGAGGATGGGCATATTTGACTGTGCAAAGAATGAAAGGGGAATATCAAACGATATTAAATTAACCGATGAGGAGAAGGAGAGTATACTTAATACAGTGCATAAGAGAGCTTCTGAGACTTACGAGTTATATAACAAACTGTCTGATGCCAGAAGGTTCCTTAACAGGGAGTTTGGTGAGTCTATAAGCGAAAACACCAAAGATGCTTGGGCTTTTAATATGATTATGCGAGACGATTGGAATAAACGCATAAGCGAGATAGCTAAAGATGTCAGAGAGGCTTATAATAAGTCTGATATGGGCTATACGGCAGCCGAGTCTTCAACTGAATTGGATAAAGCGTTAGCTAGATATGGAGACAAAGAATCCGCAAAGATTATACTTAGTGCTTTCAATAAACAAAAGAAGGATTTGAAAGCTAATAGAAAAAGTATGCCTCGTTTTAGATATCTTACACAGATGAGGCGTCTAAATGAAGAAATAGACAAGGCAAAGATTGCCCTTAAAGAGTTAGCTAAAAATAATACTGACGACACAGTTATAACGTCAGACAGAATTTCTGGCCTTGACGCTCAATCAATGGCTGCTCTTATAGACCCTAATAATAGAGACAGGTACTCTGAGACTCAACAGAAAGAGATAGATAAGTTCGTTAAAGCTAGTGGCGTAACAAACGACATCCTTATGGAAATCAAAGATGCGGCTATACTAAGTCAAAGGCTAGAAGCATTTGACTCTGATTTTAAAGATGTTGTTAGAGACCAAAATAATATGATGCTTTACGATAATAGCGTCAGACTCGAAGCCGCAAAGAGAATGGTTACAAACAAAGCAGAAAGAGCTTTGAGGGCAACCAATTACGAGACTTTTGAAGAGGAGGCTGACAAACTCCTCGACGAGAGGATGAGCGTGTATGAGGAGCAGGTATTAAGCGAGGTGTTGGGAAGAAGCGGATTTTATAAGGATTGGATAAAACTTAATAAGGATAGACAAAGAGATATAGGTGTCATTAAGAATGTGAACGCATACAAGTCTCTTGACAGGATGTATAGGAATCTGTTTGACACCGCCTATTCAAAGGCTTTGAGGGATAAGGATACGTCTGTCGGGCATATATTGGATATAATGGCTGACTCTAATTTTAGACAGGATATAGCCGATAGGTATTCAATACCTATTGACGCAAATATAAATACGGAAACAGTCAATAATATAGTTAACGAGATAAACAACTATACCTCTAATATGGCAGCCATAGAGGAGTTTGAGTCAAAACTTGAGCAGGAAAACAAATCTGACAGCGCGGAAAAAAGTGTGCTTAAACTTGAGCATGCAGGAATGTTGTCTACGCTAATGGATAGAGAGGTATTAAATTCTGACAGAGAAGAATACGACAGACTGTTTGGATTAAAAGAGTTTGTTGATTACATAAACGGAAAGAGAAAGAATGCAATCGGTTTTACGTTTAATGATTTTGTTGCTATAGCAAATCTTTATATCAAGACAAAAATAGGTGATACTATATTTCCAGAGGATATATTCGGCTCTAAATTCAATATTAAGAGCATAAATGAGGCTGTATTAAAAATGGAAAGTCTACTTAAAGAAAGATTATCCAAAGGAAAGGTTACAAATGAAAACATAGCGATATATAACAACTCGAATATACTATATGAAACGTATAAGACAATATCTGACATATATAAGACAGATGCTTCGCTTCAGGAATCCATGCGTAAGGATTTGAATGAATTTTACGACGATGGAAGATTCGTAAAAGCGGATGTAAGGATTAATAAGTTTAACGGGATATCCATGGAGTTCGGGCTGAAAGAGAATCTTACAGCGAATGAAAAGAAATGGTATGATGATAACGGTATAGCCACTAATTATGAAGAGGCTGTCGCTCAAATTGAGGAAAAGAAAGAAGGCGGCAATGCTATATTTATCATAGATGATTCAATAGCCCAATCAAATGCGATAGATTCAAATGACAGGCCTGTAGTGGTATGCGTCGAGGTGGCAGATGACGCGCCAAACTCATTCAAGGCTTACGGTAAATCATATATTAAAGTCGGGTTGCTGCAAGAGTCAAGGATTAGCGCGCAACAGGAAAGGAATGAACTTGACGCGCTTAGGGTTAATTCTACGATTGATAAAAATGGAATAGTCACAACAAAAGATAAAGATGGCAATACGATTCCGTATGTCTCCACTGGATTGACGGTAGAGAATAATAATAACAATAAAGGTAATAAGCCAGAGATATCAAACCAAAACGAGACAGTTGTTGATGTGCTGACCAAAACATTAGGCACAAATGACTTAAAACAGATTATAGATGAACTTAAGTCTGGTGAGAATGTAAAATTTGTAACAGTAAGATATAACTTCAACGAAAGAACCAACCAACTGACTGTATATTATAAGGATACAGAAGGGGAAGATATCGTTGAGACTTATAGTATAAAAGATGAGGATAGAATTGAGGTCTTAAGAGAGAATGGCACAAAACCGTTACTTGGTATTGTTGATAAAGACGGAAACTTAACAAAGTTTTTCGTAAAGAGTCTTAATGATTATACAATAGCGTCAAGGGATAATAACAGCAACAAGACTAAGATAGGTGCGATTGAGGCGTTAAGTAAAATAAATATTCTTTCAGCCAAGGAAAAAACCACATCAAGCCCTATTAAATCAGCACTTGCCGAGATACGTAACGCGCTTATACCAAGGGATGCCGTTGAAATTAAAAAACTGATAGACCAGATTGAAGATATATTAAATAATAATGGTTCTGTCGAGAATTTCAACAGGTTTATAAAGCCTGTAATCGACAAAATAAACAAAAATATAGGCAGACATATAAACCTCAAGCAGCGGATAAACGATAAGAATCCATATATTACGTTTAATGTATCCATATCTATATATGATAAGTCGAAAGGTATAGACGGAATCAGTTTGAGACTTTCATATACTAACAGAGATGACAGCGACTCAGGCTTTGTTGATATAAGCATGAGGGATTTTTTCGGAGCGGTAATGGATTCAAACGATATTGATGTCAATCCAAGCATCAGCGATATAACAAATGACAATCCTATATCAAGAGGAACGCTTGATTCTGTAAATATGGATATACAGAGGCTTTTCGCCAAGGCTATACTCGACGAAGATATGAAATCATTCAAAAAAGTCAGAGGGTATAATATAGCCAAACCTCAGGTTGATTATGATTATTTGAGTACATATGATAATTACAGAAACAATCTTACAGAGGATGACCATAATAATGAGATAGAAAAGGTTATAGGTAACAATATGCTTATAGCTACAGATATGACTCCTAAGAATAGCAAGAAAATATCTGGAAGTATTCAGACTGAAACCAGCGACGCATCAGACGGGAAGACAAAGGTTGAGGCGGCTGTGTCGGCGATAGAAAAATATAGAATAACCAAAGAGAATAATCCGGAAGGTGACGGTATAGGAGCCACTACTTTCATTAAGGATAAGGCTGATGATGATTTGTATTCAAATATATCAAATAAAACTTACGCGGATGTGGCAAAATCTATCGGCACCTCAATAGATAAGTTATTCAGGCTGTTTATAACCGAGAGAGCCAAAAACAAGAACGCGTCAATGTCGGAGATTGCTGATTCGATACGCAAATGGGTTCTGGAGAACACCAAGATAGACAAGGGTGAAAACAAGGGTTGGGGTAGTTTCCCGGGTATCAGCAAGACTGACATACAGTGGCTCATAAATGAATTTAATGAATGTGTGGTAAAAACAATAGAGTCAAGAGAAGAGACTATACTCACAGGTGAGTATCTATTCAAAGAGACGATATATAACGAAAACGGTGGCAGTATAGAGGGTTTAAAGTGCGTGCCGGATATGATTACTGTTGACAAAGACGGAAACTATCATATATATGATTACAAGTCTGTCAGAATATCTTCAGGTGCAAACTCTACGTATAAAAACAGAAATGGCAAGACATTCATAATAGAGGGATTTAGCGGGCTATCTGTAGATAAGTGGCAGCAGCAACTTAATCTATACAAGGCAAGCATAGAGGCGGCTACAGGAAGGAAAGGTAGCGTGGTTTCTATGGAGATAATACCAATCATGCTGGTCTATAATCCAGAAGGGGCGAAAGCGGTATCTACAGATAACGTTGACTTCTCAATTATAGGCAGAGGTGTATCCGTGTTTAGGAATAATAACAACGAGGAGGTTTTGATAACAAAAAACAGTATGCTGTATAATAATTTCATAAACATAGAACCAATGAGTCTGTCTAAAATCAATTCTTATGAATGGACTGACGGTAAGTCTGATGGAGCCATAACACAGATAGGGGAGACGAAATCAAACGTGAAGCAGGATGAGAACGTGCCTGTTGTTGATATCAAGCAGGATGACGCGCTTGATGACACCCAATGCGGAAGCAACACAACTCAACCGACAAAACAAAACGACTCAACAGATACCATAATAGCCGGAACTGATGACATAACAGATATGTTTTAGTTGATAACAATGATATGAATAAAAAAAATAGGGATAATCATTACGATTATCCCTATTTCCGTTTGTTTTGTCTTTATTATAAACATCAGCCTTAAGGCTTGGTTTTTATCATTTGAACCACAACTGCTCCTGAGTTGGTATTCCGATATTACTATTTGTCTTTTTATACCTGTCGGCAACGTCTTGTGACGAATAGAAGTCAAGAACTGTTATTTTATGCCCGTTCACTCTTGCTATAGTCTTGCCAGGTCCGTCGAGTTCAAGTTGGAACTTCTTTAGGTAGAAGTTGATTTCCCGCTCACCCCAACTCTTTTTTGTTGACTCTTCAGCGGAAAGTATATTCTCAAGACCGTCAAACAAAACCTTGAATCCGCCTGAGAATATCACAGACTTTGACAAATCGACAATCTCGCCACCCATTGCTACGGCATCGTTAAGGGTTAGCGCCTCACTCGATATTCCCCTAAGCATCTTGTAGGCAAATCCGCAGAAGTAGTACATAGGGTTATTCTTGTCATATACTATGTTTTTCATCTGTAACGCCTCATCATGTTCGTTCCACTCCTGAGAACCATACTCGTAATAGCCAAGAATATACGGCTTCCATCCTTTGGTCTTATTACTGTCATAGTATTTGTAATGTATACCCTTATCTATAACGTAGACTATATCTCCAGCCTCTGCATCGTCAGGCAGATCCTGCAAATAATACTGAGGATAATCCAAACTTTCCATATCGGAAATATTATACATAGATTTCTGCGAACCTCTTTTTGGATACCCTTTCTTTTCCCAGCGATTATAGTCTTCTTGGTAGCTCTCGTCATCAAACGTCTCAAAATCTCCAAATATACCAGGCTTCCTATATTTATTATGCTTGCCTGTTCTTGATTCTTTCGGTTGTGACATCTTCTCCCCCATAGACTTGCGGTTCCCCCTTCTGAATAAATAAGCAAGCAAGACAAGGAAGATATTGATTAAATTAGATATGGCTCCAAAAGACAACGCGGCAAGTTGCGACGGGTCCCAACCACTTCTGGCAAGATAATTCCTAAGTTTTTTGCTTTTTAACGCGAAAGGAATAAGCATTGCAGTGAGTGTGGCAAGCCTGAATCTGTAATCCTTGATAAAAGTCAAGTCTTTTGTTGACGGGTCAACTTTAGGCATAAACGCCGTAGCCAAAGCCAAAGCCTGTGTATTCATAATACCTGACATCATCTTGCCTGTTGACATATTGACGTTATTAAGGAAATCCCTCTGCACGAAAGCCATAAGCCAACCTTTCATCTTCGCGAAAGCCGCGCTATATTCGTTTGTTTGAAATTCGGATGCGTTGATTGCGCCGTAATAGCCCTGTGAAATCGCTATGTATTCATCAACCTCGTTTATGAAGTTAGCCTCGTCGTCAACAGTATAACTTATATTGTTTAACTCATTTTCAATGATTTTAAGCAGTTTCGACTCTGGTTTATAGGAGCCATCCTTATTAACCAGATCTATATTGACATCAGCACCGTTGAGTATTCTTGCGTTTTTATTGATAAAATCAGCAAGAGCGGCTATCCTGTCATCATCATTTGCGTGAAGCACAACCTGTGACGAATTGTCATTATTGTTTCTTATTATCTCCTCAAGAGCCTCTTTGGCGTCACGAAGCAATCTTGCATATCCTATATTGCGCTCCTCCTTTATTAAGCCTCCTTTAAGTATAGGATTATTATCCTTGTCAAAACTATAAGTTTGCTCAAGATTGATTTTCTTTCCGTCGGAATCGTATACAAACCTGTTTTTTAGGTAGGTTCTATATATTATCGCTATGAGAGAAGTGTCAGTCAGGTCATAATTTGCCATCAACGCATTAGTCAGGTGCTTGAGTGGATTCCATCTTTTTGAGAACTCACTCCTAACCCTTGGGTTTCTGAATCTGTCAAACCTGTCTGTTAGTTTTTGGTATCTGTCCCAACTAACCTCTTTGTTTGTTATTTTACTCCATACGCTTCCAGCCCAATGTCTTGGATTGAAGGTGTCGTTAAACCAAGCGGAAATCAAATGTTTTGTCTTGAAATCATATGTGTCACCAAAGAATGACGAATCTTTCAGGAATACACTCAATCCTCCGTATTTATTCTTTAACGCAGAAAACAAGTTTATGCACAAAAGTCTGATACATACAACTCCGGCTATTTTATTAAGCACGCTAAATACCTTTCGCCAACCTCTTTCACGTATATCGTTGCCGTAAATAAAGGTATTCATTATATTGTTCCGCTCGCGCTCTCCTATATTTTTAAGTTTGAGCGTATTGGTGAAGTCTCCCCCTCCTCTGTTGTCAGCGGTATAGTCAAGCACGCTCATTGATGAATATACCTGTTGCGCTCCGAAAAACCTGTAAGCCATGTCGGTATACGCGAACAGACTGCCAACCAAGTCATCACTCAACTCGCGAATGTCACTCACATCATTTATTCCGTTTATTGGTATTCTCCTCAAACCATCGGCATAAAGCGACAGTTCGTCATTAAACTCATTGAGTTCGGTGTCTGTCGTGATATCTCCGAAAGCGTCTGACGTAACATCCTCACAGAGAAGAGTGGTGAACTGACTGTCATACAAATCAACACTGTCGAGCCTATGAGAAAGATATTTTCCTACAAAACTCTTTTTGTATTGAGGTCTTTTATATTCAACAAAATGCCTCTTCCCGCTTATGTCGCCTGATGAGCCAAACTCCTCCCTCTCAGACAGGCATTCGGAATCAACAGCTCTCTTATACTCCATAATCTCATTATATAAGTCAAGCCATTTCTCTCCATATCTCTCTATATTACGCTGAAATTCTTTATTTCTATACTTTTCAGAAGGCTTACCTATCTTCGGGTCTTCGTATGACTCTTTTATAAATCTCTTCCATATATCCGTATTATCCCTGTATTTATAATAGATGGACCTTCTCTTGCTTGCCGGCATCCTCTTAAACAATATGTATTCCGAAACCTCGTCACCATTCTCGTCTACAGCCATAGTTGATTTCGCCTCCTTTATAAATTGGCTCTTTACCAACCTGTCAGCAACCCTTCTGTCTATCCATAATTGCCTATGATTGTATTCGGATATATAATAGCCGCTCTGCGTTTTTTCTACATAATCAACCGGTATCTGGGTGTCTATATCATCAAGACGCCAAACTCCATCAACATCATGAACTACAGGGAGACCGTCAATACTGCTTACTTGCGCTATCGGCTTCCCGTTGATTACATAATAATCATCCTTTATCTCAACCTTAGGCGGAGCGACAACCTTCTCATAGAATGTATCCTCGTCAAATCCAGACTCCTTAAGTTTGTGTCTTATATCTCTTAGTTGGGACAGTCTGTCATCTCTGTATTTCATCGCTATAGTACGGCTTTTACGGGCTATCTTGTCCATAGCCTGTGTTAAGGAATCTTTTGAAAACCTTTTCGACCTTATAAAAGAACTGAATCCACTTAATATTCCACCGTCATAAGAGAAGTCCCTCATATAGGCTGAGGCAAGGTCATACATATCAACAGTATGCTCTTTCTCGATTTCTGTACTCAATCCTTTGAATACCATTTTTGCAGGGATAGTAGTATTATCCCTTCCATACGTAAACTCAAGCAAAGATGCTGTGAATATGCGGCTGTAAGACATTAGGCTCATAGCAATCTTGCCGTCAGAGAGGGCTTCGTTTATATCTTTTATTATCTTTAGTGTGCTCTCCATGGCAGCTGACGGCTTCAACCTGTCGCCTAAATCATCGCTTATAACTTTTGCCTGCTCGTATTTGATTCTTGTGTTTGACGCCAAAGACATATATGCCTCGCAGATATCCTTCAACGAATCAAAAACTTCGATGCAACGCATAAGATTGTCGATTTGAGTTCTTGAGATATCCTCCATACGGAAATCCTTGGCTGATATTCTGCTTAACACGCCATAGTTTGTCTGAAAATCATTCCAAAGAGTGTCTATCGCATTGCTTGCTATCGTTGAAGCAAAAGCCTCATTCATCTCCAACTCGTTGCGGTCTCCCAACAACTCGCCAGGTCTTAGACTCATATACTCCTTCGTTGAGGCCATCTTGTAGCTAGCCTGCATAAGTTTGTTATTAAGTATAGACAGTCTCTTCATTGTCTGCTCAACAAACTTGGTGTTCTGATTATCCGTGCGGAGCGAATACAATTTGACTGGATTCTCCAAGGCGTTGTCGAGCGAGAAGTTATCCTCGTCAAACAGGAATCCACTTGCTATAGCCTCTCCGTATCTTTTAGCCAACGCTTTGTCACGCATAACCTTGGTAAGACCTAACTTTGAGAATATTCCGTATATAAATGATTTTACTGAACCGACAAGGTTATTCCAACCGCTTATGGTTTTGCGTTGCATCGCTTTCTTTACAACTATACCCGCAAGTTCCAAATCAATATTTTTAGGATTAGCCTTGGCTAACTCTATCTCCTCATTGGTAAACATGGAGTCAAGCCTCTCTCTCTTTCTCAAGTCGGCTATCGCGTCTATAAGTCTCTTGACAGCAAATTTATCCCTTGTGGCCATCACGGCAAGATGTGCCGCCTCCTCGACAAGAGAGTCATTTATATCTTTGCTGTTTGTAGACAACTGTATCAGATGATACAAACCATCTGACATTCTCGATGCGTTCTGAGTTGAGAACCTTCCGTTATAGTCAAGACTTCCAACGAAATCATATGCTACGCCAAGCTCTTTCAACCTATTCGATATCAAGCCTGTAAGTTTATTATCCTCAAGACGCTTAGCTAACTCCCCTATGGCATTCTCGCTCCTTCTGACTATCCTGACGTTAAGTTTCCCGTCAGAATCATCAGACACGCTTGGAATATAGTCTGACTTTGACTGCTCTGAATTGAATCTTCTGACTGTCTTGTCCAAATCGGATTCATCAATCTGACCGTCATACGTTTTCGACAATTGTTTGAACTCGTTTGACAACTCGGCATCCAATCCGGCCAACTTTAGGAATGAATGGGCAGTAATCTGCCCATTCATATCGTATTCCGCCTCATCAGCGGCTGATTTCATAAACGTGTCGCTGTTGGCTATCTTGTATAACTCAATCGTTCTCGCCCTGTCTTTTCCTGTTATTCTGAACAGGTCATCCCAAAGCTTGCTGTCTACAAGTTCTCCGTTTTTGTTTTTAACACATGGTTTTCTTACGCAATAATCACTCATAATATCAATTATTAACTTCCACAAACTATCTGGTTGTCGTCATCGACGATGCTGTCGTTTCTTGTTTGTGCGGCTGCCCTATTAGCGGCATTTACTGTATCATCGACAATTTTGTCATCGGCTGTTATTGTATCATTTCTTATAATACGTTCTTCTTTGATGTCAAACCTGTCAAACATATACGAGTTATTGTCGTTTATAAGCCCTTTGATATCCTCGGATATCTCATTCTTCACAAGTACATAAACAGCATCGTTTGAATCACTTGGTATGGTGTTTACAACAAGACCGTCACCAAATCTTTTTGTATCTCCGGTATTGATTGAGGAGGCGTCAGCCAAGGCGTAGATGTTACCGTCAATATTTATAAGCGGTCTCATTCTAAACTCTTCCTTGCCTTTAACAAAGCAGCACGCGTCCAGTTGTTCTCCAGATACAGATATGATATCATTGTTTTTCTCGCTCAGGACAGCAACATCTTTTATGTGGAAAGGCATCTTGCCGACTATGTTTGAATCACCGCAATGCATCATCATAAACCTGTAGACATCTTCGGATTTTGTGTCCTCGTCGCTTTCGTTTATGATGTTGTTTCCGTCAAACAAATCAACGTAACTGTGGTTTCCCACTGCATTTATATACAGCATATCCTGATTCACAATACCAAGGAGCCTGTTTGTGGCTGGATTCAAACCTTTCGTATAATAGAAGTGCATAAAGATATCTTTCGCAAATTCAGGATACCTTTCATATAATTCATTAAAGCTGTTTGCGAGTGCGAGTTTTTCCTCGGGAGACATACTATAAGAGTACCTCAATTCCATCATATCCCTGCCAAGCGGCTGATTCTTGTCAAACTTTACGAAATCGAGCGATTGCATAAAATCATTGGATGTGATGAAATTGACAAAGTTTTCTTGTGAGTCACCGTTTAGCCAACGTTGGTTTATCTCCAATCCGGAAAACATGCCCATAAAATCCTTGATAAAGCTGGCTATATACCTCTTGGCGTTGCTGACACCGTCGGAGGACTCCAGCAAAGGATTGAATCTGCTGCCCATCGCGTTAATCAGCCTTAACTTTGGTATGTCCCTCAGTATCATCTGCGCGACATCACCGCTTAGTCCCCAAGGGGAAATCATATCAGCGGCATAGTCAAGCCTCTCGGTATAAAACGCTGACATATAAGGGGTGAATTTCCTCATCATATAATCCATGGTGTATCTTGTTATGTTGTAAACCATGTTCTCATACTCAAAAGGATGTTCTGAGTATTTGTCAAGGAATCCAACAAGACTGTCATGCAAGTCTTTTTTACCACCATCTTTACTCCAGGGGTTTTCAGAATCATTCCAATCCTCTGTTATTGGGTTCTCAAGACCGTCATAAGTCTCGATTAAAAGTTTCTCAAAAGCCCTTCCTCCTTTCTGTATCGAAGAGATTTCATCCGCAAACCTTGATTTGACAACATTTGCAGATGTGTTTCTTGTTGATTGTATATAATTGCTCAATTCCCTTGAGTTTGATATTATCCTGTTGAAAAGTATGGCAACCTCTGTCTGCATGTTTTTCGACGATGCGTCATCCGGGTTTGTTATGCCTTTCATAAGATTGTCTTGAGTCAAAGCCATAGGTGAATACTCGGAATTTAGCATTCTCCCGACGTTTGACACTCCATAATAGTCACGCAGAACGGCTTTTAACGCTGTAGAGACGCTGCTGATTCCGTTGTAACGCATATACTCGCAGGTTTTCTTGATAATTGGTTGGTTAAACAATAAGGCTATATCATCCGTTGTATAACCAAGTCTGAGAAGCATACCTGCCGCATCGGCTGTTATGGTATTGAGGTTGAGATAATTCAAAACCGGGTCTTTAACAGCATCAACAGAGGCTGCGAGCATTTCCGACAAGGCCTTAAGCGTATCAAGATTGTTAACACTCGTATTAAGGAGGTTGCAACCCAATTCAGATGTGTTTATATCTGACGTGCTGCCGTTAAGTTCCTTGATTTTGCCCGAGTCAGCAAGACTGCCAAACAGAATCCTGTTATCACTTTTGAATTTCAAGGTTTTAAGTCTTGACGAAATAAACGCGTTTACGTTGTCGTTGGCGAATATGCCAATCAAATCACCGGCGGCTTGATTCATTTCCTTGAATATAACGGAAGTCTCTGGGTCGGAATAATCATAATCCTCATTATAGTCAAGGTTTTTATTTTCCTTGAGAATGTTCTTAAGATATTCATAACCACCGTCTCCTTTGATTCTGTTATATTGCTCGGTTGTTATCAGGCCTTTATCACGCATTTCTTTGGCATGGGTTGACACTCTTGCCAGCCTAGCAGACTCACTTGCGTTCTTGAAACCGCCTATCGCTATTCTGTCAGAGGCTGTTGACTCGTTGGTTAACACACCTATGTATATATCAACAAGCGCGTTGTTTATATCGTCTGTTGACATATCGAGAACGTTGTCAAAATTATAACTAAAATCATCTTTTGGACCAATAATTTCAGCCTTATCCAAACCCATTTCCTTCAACGCCTCGTCGTATATCTGTGACTTGGATTTGTCAAGAGATGCTAAATTTGTCTCGTTCCAATAGTCGTGAAGATATAGTCTGTCATCCGGCTGCTTGCCGAGCGACTCCCTCAACGCGTCCTTCTCGGAATCAGACATAGATTCTGACTTCTCCTTAAGAATGGCAGCTGCTTTTCTTCCGAACTTGCTTGATGTATAAAAGTAAGTCCAAACATCGTAAGGGTCAACCTTGTTTTCTTCCTCGTGATAGTTATGCCTCATCAGATAGAGCTTGTCTATATCAAAGTCAAAACCGGCTATAGTAGTGCATTCTGCTGGCAATTTGATAGAGTTTGCGCAACCTTTTGGTGTCACCCTCTTCACATGCAACCTCATCATAGAGTATTCTTTCTCAGTAGGGATTCTGTATGCAATCAAATCGAGTATACCCGGAAAATCCTTTTCTATAAGAGTTTGACCTGTAAGAAAAAATGTTTCAAGATGAGCCGCTTTAAACGTTCCGTCCGGATAGCAATATTTATCATAATCGAGTTTTACCAGCCTGCCATTTTTATCCTTATAGGAGAAATCGAACGGTATCTCACACTCATATCCACACAATTTGCCGTCCTCTATAAACGCATTCAGTTCCTGTGATGCAACCCATTTGTCGCCAACACCAAGTGAGGATGCCTGTACTATACTTCCACCGGGTACAGTCTGCCTTATGACGCCTTTTCTGAACATGCTTATAAGCATGCTCTCGATGTCGTCAGCGCAGCCAATCTCAGAGAAAGGCACGATAGGGTTTCCGTTTGAGTCAAGTATTATCCTGTTGATGACGGCTGGGTTTGTCCTGTCGTTATTAAGCAATGAGAAAGCGAGGTTTCTTGTCAACCTGTCACCGTTGTTTAATGTCGATATGAACCCCTCGAAAGATTTCGCGAATTTAGCAGAGTTCAACAGGTTGAAATAAGTCTTCAATTTGTCACCTGTCACGTCTTTATAACCAATTCTGTAAACAACATCATTCTTTATGGCTGAATCAATTATTTTACGTCCCTGTGTACCAAATATTGATTCTCCGTCTGTATGGTCTGGCACGTTGGATTGTATAAGCATCGAATCCAAAGGAAGCGTATGTATGTATCCGCCGTAAACCTTTTCGGTCTTATTATCGAAATGTTTTGTCTGCTCGCTCATTATCTCATCGAAAGATATGGAATCATCAAAGACTACCCTTTTATCCTCTCCTCCGTTTGATATGAAACGTCTTTGCTCAGCCGCTGTAGGCTTGTCGTCTCCTTTTATTTCTTTGCCGTCAGAATCCATTCCCGGAAGAAACTCGCCCGAAGCGTCTATATAACTTCCGTCAACCATCATATATTGCAAATCAAACTCAAGGAAACAGCCCTTTTTGACGCATTTTGATGAAGCCATCAAGTCAACATTGTTACGCTTCATCCACATACCCATCTCACGCATTTTGCTTCCATTCGGATACATTTCCGGCACGATAGGCACCTCAGCGTATTTGAGCTGGAATGGAATCCTTTTGCTGCCAGCGATTTCAATGCCGTCATTGATAGGCTTTATAGGCTGCATCACAAGCATGAGGTTGTTTATTCTTGTAAGCGACTCGGTTGTGAGGTCGCCTTCGGAGTCAAAATTTGAAGCGGTATTGATTATACTGTTTATCTCCTGATAGGCAAGTTCTTTGTTTGTATCCCAAAATGGCTCTCCGATAGACATGAGTATCCTTCTGTATGAGTCGAGCGACCTGTAAGCCTCACCATCTGTCAAGGTGTTTCTGTCAAATTGATTCATATAGGCGTCCGCCGCATTGGCTGCGTCGCTGTCGCTCATTGTCTTCAGATAACGGTTATACATGACATTACGCATAACCTCTCTCGTCTTGGTGTTCACGCCGATTGATATATCATTGAAATAACCAACCCTTTGCGTGAAATTGTCTCCGAATATAGGTTTGCCGTCAAGGTCTACAGCATCTCTAACAACCTGATAACCGTTTGTCAGCTCACCTTTGTTTCTTTTCTGCATATCTTTCACTCCGGCAAAGAATAAAGGAGAAACCTGCGTTAGATTAACCACATTCATCATACCGAACTTATAATTCAGCCAGAAGTCATACAGTATCTTGTCAAGCCTTTCCTGTGGGTTCTCTGCCTTTCCTATGTATTGTTTGAAATTGATATACTCTCCATCATTGTTTACATCGAGTATGCCGTTATCCTTAAGGAATGTCTTAAAGGACTCAAATTCTCTCTCAAGATAAGGTTTGAGAATCTCATCCTTGAATACATTGGCGTCCATGATATTTCCGTCTTTGTCTACAAGTCTGCTCTTATCCTTGTCTGACAGTTTGTTAAGGAAGTCTACCGTACCGAATTTTTTCTCGTTGCCTTTTTTTGTGAGAGTCTCCTTGTCGTTAGCCCTCACAACTATCCCGGCTTTTTGGTAACTTCTTATCAATTTCTGCATATTAACATCAGACAAGAACAGATTATATATCCCGTCAAGTATCTCCTCTTCCTCATAATGGAGCAGCCTGAAATATCTCGCGGAATTATTATCGCCTGTTATAAACGAAGGAATAAAGGCGAAATTATTCCTTGGCATCGTGTCACCCTTAAGCATAAAAGGTGTGCCGAGTATAGGGGTACCGGCGTATTTAGGATTCGCAAGATTATTAAGATAGGTTGTTATATCCATCAACACATGCTGTCTCCTGTCTGTCACCTCGGCTTCGACATCATTTTCGCCCATATTGCGGATGACATCTATTTTGTCTCTCAATGATGTATAAAACTCAGATTGATCAGAAAGTCTGTAAAGGTCACTCAATATCCTGTTGTATATAGTTGTTTTGCCCTTTACGGTACCGGCAAAAACTGAGCTTTCAAGATATTTCGCATTAAGAAAATTCTTTAAATCGTCGCCTGTTAGATTATGAATCCTCTTAAATAACGAAGTAGCGCTTGACGGCAATATCCTTGATGTCTGCCTCTTTCCTGCAAACGAGAACATATTCTCGTATGATGATTCAACTCCGTTGCGGTCAGCCATACGCAAAAGAATAGGATAATTATTCTGTATCGTTTCGTTTTCAGCGAAACTCTTGAATGAGTTCTCTGTGGTTCTAAATCCGTTCGCCCCGAAAAGATTCTTGAATGCCTTCATCATCGCCTCAAGGTCGGCTTTGTTACCCATTATGGCTGACGCTGTATCGGCATCTATCTTTACGCCTATCCAGTTGAACATGTTGATTATGCATCCAAGCATGGCGCTGTCTGTTGTTATAGCCGGATTATTCATTTGCTTATTGGCAAACAAATCGTTGGGAACAGGATACCTTCCGTTGTCGATATAATATGTGATACAATCGCTGATACCCTCAACTCTGTTTATGAGTTTCTTATACATATCAACCCTGTTGCAGTATATCGTGACAATGGTTCCATCGCCGCCATCGCCTACAGTCTTGAATACGGAAGTATTTGTGTTTCTTCCATAAAACAACCCACTCTTGAACGTCTCGAATAAATCCTTTGAGTTCGACTTGTTAAGAACGGGTGTAGAATACACATACGTCCCGTCTTTTTGATACTCCTTTACTGTTCCAACAACCTGCTGATGATATTTATTGAAGTTAGATACGAAAGTGTTGCGAGTCATAGGGTTTTTGCGCAGCACATCAGCTATGACTTTATATTTCTTGCCAGCCCTTTCGAGTCTTGAGATCATTTCTTCGCCCGAGAAGCATCCATTTGTTATATTGAATACCCTCCTGCCAACAAACTGAGGGTTTGAAAGCATGGGAAGTCCTGTAAGAGTCGTTTTCTTCTCATTTTCCGCTATTGTAGTAAACGGCGACAGAAACTTCTTGTCATTGTCGTTCTTAAGCAAGTCATTATCGAGTATATCCAATGCTTTTTCCTCGGTTATTACAGAATCCTTACCTATCTTTTCTCCGTTGGATAACTCTATATCTTTTATGGCTATATATTCCGTCTTCTCGGAAACTTCATATGAAGGTGTCAACATAAGCAGTCTGTTGACGCTTGACGCCATTCCGCTCATAGGGTTAACCTCGTCTGGGTCAACCTGCCAACCCTCAGCCTGTGGAAGTTCCATATCCTCAAGGTTAGCCTCGGTATTGTTGGCTGACTCGGTTTTTTGCCTTATAGACAAATCGCTGCTTATGCTTATGTTATATATCTTGTTTATCATAGGGATAGCCATAGAGGCTATCTCGTAGAATATGGAGTCATAATAGTGTCCGCTCATATTGATTCCAAACACACGAGAGGCAAGGCTGTCTATCTTACTGGCAGAATCAACA